TCTCCGTGAACTCATTGATGATATGTTTGACTCATTCTGTGATGAAGATCCAGTTGAGTCAGACGATGATGATGTCTTCGATAGTCTAGGTTAACTCGAAAGGAAAACTATGCTTATACGTCTTTCATATTTGTTTTGGTGCGCAGCTTCTGGTGGTGTCATCGGGCATTTCATAAAACCAGCTGGTGCTACATTCTTTATAGCACTGATCGCGCTCTGTGCGTTCAACTTTTGTCTCTATTACTTCTTTCTTAGTAATTACACACAAGATTAATTCAGAGACGCATGAGACACAGTGGGCAATACTCCATACGGAGCCAACCCCGAGGCCTTAGAGTGGAGCTGGAGAGCTCTAGTGAGGCGTGAAAGGAGACCGACTTGTTGAATCGATTTTTATTTAGTGTGAATATTTTTGCTGGTACTCTGTGTGCATTAGGTGATGTAAGCGCTTACATACCAGCAATGAACTTTAGTGTTGCTGCTTGGATCTTAAGTGATATCATTAAGGATGCTATAAACGATGGACGATAAATTCTTCAAGGGTTGGTTTATATTCGTAGGTTTAGCAATGATCACTTTCTGGATCGGTTTATTTTATCTCGGATATAGACTCATCGATAAACTGTAGGCATAGATAAGTTATGGCAAATCAACCAACTGTAGAAAACTGTACACATTCTAGGATGCGGCCACCTGATTTTGATCTCAATGAAGCACGTGAAATGAGTGCTCATGATATTCAATTGAAATTCCCACGATACCAAGGCGAATGCCCAGATTGTGGAAAATTTCTAACAATTTACGCAAGCCCTGAACACAGAAATGCCGGTGGATGGTGATGGAGTACATAAGGTTGAACAACTATCTGAAGATGTCGACCTAATAACTCTCCGAAATAAAATACCAGGATCTACCGCGATTGAATATCAGCAGTTTACATGGAATAGAAAAACACACAAAGATGCCCGTATCAGAAAGTTAGTTTGTTTCTGATAGATCACACACTCAACTCATGTAAGAGTGTGCTAGAACAACAATAAGGAGCGTTGGGATGGCTAGTTTTGGTCGAGTAAAGAAATCGTCAATATTTAACCCTATTGTCTTTCCAACACAAGCATTTTCTACTGGAGGTAATATTGTACTCGGTAATACAAATCCCACAGTAGAAACTAAGCAAACCGAATATCTTGATCCGCCAGAACGAAGACTATTCTACAAAACTTGTATACATCCTGTAGATGACTACATTAAAAATGAAGTAACGGTTTATGGTTCATTAATAGGTAACAATGGACATCTCGTCGGCGCTGGTGAAATTAGACATGAACTTAGAGATCTTGCTATAGCATTGAAGAACCCAACTGTGTGGATTGCTGGTGGTGCCGTTGCATCATCACTATTAGGTGAATATGGAAAAGCAAAAGATATCGATATCTTTTGCGGTAGTTACAATTCATTTCTAGGTACTTTAACAAAGTTAGAATCGATGAATTTCATTGTTGATCCTGAACACATAAAGGAATGTAAAGCTGATCCTTCAAGAATAAAATTCATCGAAGCAAAACCAGGACCCAAGTGTACACAGACAAAGACTGTTCAAGTTATCAAAATGGTCTGGTATGAATCAGTATATGATGTCCTCGAGTCATTCGATATGCTTCATGTTAAATCTGCCATATGGGCAAACACAGACGATTCTAAAATACAATGTGCATACCACAAAGATGGTTTAGACCTCTTACGAAAAAGACAAATTGTTATCTCTAATACAATTTTTCCAGTATCTATGATGCGTCGTATTAAGAAGTATGTAGACCGCGGGTTTACAATGGCAGACGGCGACATTGTCGATGCCGTCGCTGAACTTGGTCATGAATGTGATGATACACATGTTCCTTTAGAGATAATTTCATCTACAGTTTCTTTAGATGAAAATAATCGTTGGTCAAATCCTGAGTACAAAAAGGATTATTACGAATTGGAACCCTATCAGTTTAAGCATAAATGGGGATAACTCAATGAATATGGATAACATAGAAAAATGGAATTTCCTCATTAATGAGTTAACTGACACTGAAATAAACTGGGTGAGCAATTTCTATGATAAGTCTATTGTTGCTGATCTTATGTATCTCGATGGTTTAGTACAATCACGTGATGGCATCCCGTCAGAAGGTGATGTCGTAAGATTAGAGAATATTCTTAGTAAGATTAGAAAAGCCGTGAAAGATGATCAATAAAAGTTTTTCATTAGATACTCTTTGTGTTATAATGGATACAGTTTTATGCAATATTGTATTTCTAATAAACCTAAACGTAAACGACGTCAAACACTTGTGAATGAAATCCCAATTGATAGTACGACAAAATGGTGGGGAGTTTCTGTGCCTCGTGGTATTGCAATCATTATGAAAAGAATTGCTGATGAAGTTGAAGCTGGATGTGTTAGTTCATTGTCATTCAAGTGGGATGGCAGTGATGAGGTAATTTTTTCAGTAGACAATGAACAATGCTCCATTCAACTGGATGCGCGCATTTATGGTGTAAAGAATGATGAATAACAATACGATGTATGCTGTTGAGATTGATGACGATCTCGTGTTAGTCAGGGACGGCGCGATCAATCTTATGCTAGATCAAGGGATGGAACTTGAGGATATTGCCAAGAAATTCATGGTGTCTCTTGATGATGTAAAATCAATTTTATTGGAATAAGGCTCACACTTTTAATTTAGAATGGAGAATAGAATGAGAAGGTTACTAGTAGTTTCGGCGCTCTTGCTTTTTGCAATATCATGTCAAGCACAAGTTGCTGAAGAATGTAGAACGTTGTCTGAGACAGCGTTATGTGCAGAGATTGTTGTTGCTACATGCGAACGAGCAACCATGTGTGTAGATAATACACCTGAATTCGAAGTAGCATGTCAAGAAGCTGGTCTTAAGACGTGTGCACACTACAAAACGAATCCAGCACACGCAGATCTTGTATATGACTCATGTCTTCCCGCTCTTTTAGCTACATCATGTGATGATCTAATGCGTGGTATTTTCCCTGATGAGTGTACAGCTCTTTATGTTCTCGCAGATGCACCTGACGCTGGTGTGTAATGGAGTTAGATATGACAAGACTATTTGAAAAACATGAAATTATTCCAGTTGGCAATTATGTCATACTGAGACGAGCCGACATTAAAGAGAAATCTGCAGGTGGATTATTTCTTCCGACAAGAGCTCAGGAAAAGTCACTGCAGGCTGAAGTACTTGCTGTGGGACCGGGAATGTATTTATCTGGTGGTGGATTTGCAGAAACATCTGTAGCACCTGGCGATACTGTCATTATCGATAAAATCGGTGGGATCGAAATAGAGTTAGAAGGTGAAAAGCTTCTTATTGTTCGTGAACCTGAAATTTTCGCTGTTATCAAAGAAAAATAACAAATGAGTAATCTTAGCAGGATTGAATTTATTAGATCAGCATTGACCGACGCGCTTGAGAAGCTTGATGAAGTCGATAAAGAATTACGTGATCTTCGATCGTATAAGTTAAAATGGATTTGGAGAGGGGATCTCGACGAGCACATTGAAGATCCTGAAGCAGAAGCTGCAGTCGACAATGAATTACTCTCAGTACCCGAACCCATTGATGATAATGAATATTGTATCCCACATTACGTTGACGATATTTCAACAGAGCGTATTTATAAAGGAGGATAGATTGAGTGATCGAAGTTACAGATATTTCGCCAGGAGATGGCGGCGATTGGATGTTAGTTAGAGCAAGGGATCTTAAAAATCACTATGTGCATAAATGTTTATATTCTCAACTCGTAGCAGACTTAGAGTCAAGAGGATATCACATATACGATTCTACTCCAACTGTAAGTACAAGATTCGAACTCCCGGTTGCAGTTTATTTTGCAAGTCGACCAGAAGAACATTTAAAGATTGATGTTTTAAGCATAACGATTCCGTCAAGAGATGTTGAAATAACAATGCATAATCTAATGTCATTGCCAGAAAGAACATTTCATGATGACAAAGAATACTTTAAACTCAAATGCGAACGAACCTGCATAGTCATGACACCAGATCAACGTGATGCATTTGCATTGGCTCTTCAAAGTTTAGTAGTTAGAGCAAATAAACGTGAAGATGCATTTTTCGAACGATTAACAAACGAGAAAAAGAAAGAAGATAAAGAATGAAATGGTTATTGTATATTCCCCTTGGGATTCTTGCGGCAGTCGTTCTATCGATAGCAACATCAACTATGTGGGGTTGGTTTGTTGTGCCGGCATTGGGAGTACCTGCAATTAATGCAGTTGAAGCATATGGTTTAATACTCGTCATTGCGTTATTTATGTCACCAATAACGACATCACTTTCTCTCAAGATGAATGATAAATTCAAAAATGATGATTACGCGCAGGGAATGGTACGTTCTCTCGCAATTCTTATCATGTCGGGTATGGCTCTACTAGTCGGTTATGCCGTGAGCAGCTGGTGGATGTAAGAACACCAAGAAAACAATCTCCATACTCTCTGATACAGGAGCAATTGCGCGGCGATGAGTGGAAGCTTTTCGTCGCGTGTTCCATGTTAAACCTAACAACAGCCGTTCAAGTCAAGCAAATTATCTGGGAATTCTTTCGACGCTGGCCGACAGCAAGTGACTGTGTTAGTGCAGATCCAGACGAAATTCGTGAGCTGATACGTCCCCTTGGCCTTTATAATAGGCGCACACGTACGCTCCAGAGGCTCTCTCGCTCATTCAGAGACGGCTCGTATAAATCCATTAGGGATATTCCAGGTGTAGGCCAGTATGCCGCCGACAGTCACAGGATATTCTGTGAAGGAATTCTAATCGAAAATGCTAACGACATAGTTCTTCAAACATACTTAAAATGGGCGAAGAACTATGTCAAAGTCAACAAGAAACCTAGAACGAGACAAACAACCACACAACAAAACAGTGCTGGACAACGGAGAGAAGTTCCAAGCAGCGATCGATAGATTGAGGGCGCACCTCAAAAAAAGATGTGATGCAGCCAAAGCATTAACTGAATCCATGATCCAAGAGAACCACCCGAGATCAGAGCTCGCCGGACAGCAGTTTCTAAATTCTGCAGAAGAATATCACGCTTTCACTAAGCTAATACAGTTAGTATCCGTTATGGCAAGTGATCTAAATGAGATCATAGAAAAAGAAAAAAATAACATTAGTGAATGTAATGTAATAGAAGTTGTTGCGCTTCCCGGTGCTGCAAAGAGATCATCAAGCGGAGAGGATATGAATTGATGTCTGAAAGTACTTTCAAGCGACATTCTAAGTTATTTCTTAAATCAGGTGGCATCGGTGGTCTAATGAATATCGATGACATTGAATATCAAGATATGGCTCGAATCGTCGCAGAAGTCTTCAGTTTATTCAAGCTCAACAACGACATGGATAAATCTTATATCAAGGTTTTATCGAAGTATGGAATAGTATGTCCACATCCATCAGAAAAACGATTGTATAGTGGAACGACTAGGTCAAAGAAACCACTTGTAGTTCACAGGTGGTATGACTGTGAAATGTGTGATTGCAGTGTTTTCAATGAGCATTGGATGAAAGCAGTACGCGAAGAGGAAGAGAAACAAGCAAAAGATACAGGAAAATAAATGTCAACTCTCTCTAAAGAGCAACTGATTGTCATAGCTGAAGAGATGTATTCAGATGGTACATTCTTCTCCGAACATTACTCAGAATATGCATGGAAACAGAAAGGTTGGCCGCCCGTTGACGATGTGCGAATATATAAGATATTAGACTCGTATATTAAATTTCTAAGAACAACAGATGAGTACCATGGAAAAGAAACCCCACAAGGTGGAGCAGGAGGAGCCGTTGGAACTCTCCCTCCACGATCTTGGAATAAGACCTAACTGGCAGGTCTGGACGCTCTCCGTCGCTATAGTTATTGGTTGTATTGTCTTTTTGCTTAGTACACTATATTATGCTAATCAATTTTCAGAGTCGATCAATCAACTACTATGAAACAGAAATGTAAAGACTGTGGAAAAGATCTAACTGAATTATTTACATCCGTTGTATGTGACTGGTGTGATGGAATCGAAGAAGAGTGGGATTACGATAAAGATCAAATCACAGATCCACTGTATCCCTTTGATTGGGCTAATCCCATTTCTTTCAATTTCTTAAAAAATTACGACCCTTTCGACTTCGAAGATTAAAGTCCTTTATTCATAGTTCATCTTGTGTTATAATGAGACATGGGTGATTTTGAAAAACTTCTGAAGTATGCTGAAGATCGTGATGTGGCAGTAAGGTTCGTCAGAATGGTTGGCGGTTTTGGCATTGCTGCATATGATCTGCAAATGAATGAAATCCATCTTGATTGGAAAGGATTGAGTCGAAAAGATCCGCAGACACTGTATATTCTTGCGCACGAACTCGGTCATCAACATGACTTTGCCAAGCGTGGTGATGAGTATTATGTAGCAATGAATACAGCAGGAGGGATATTCGAAGAATGTATGAACTCAGGTCTTCAGACGCCTAAAGAGATCGTTGGCATGATTACGATATCAGAGGAGAAAGCATTCGACTACGGCGAGCAGATACTTGAAAAAGCAGGTGTCAAGCTTAAGAAAATTGATATGAAACGATGGCGAAATGAAGCTATGTCGATATATCGCAAATCATTCAAGGGACTTAAATGGAAGAAATTTCTATCATAGTAAAAGTTTTTTGCTTTGGGTTTCTAATAGATTTCCTCTGGGTATTCTATATTCTGTTTGTCACGAAGAAATTATACTTGATGGCATCTGGAGCAAGCATGGCAATGGCTGCGCCGGCACTTTTTGGATACTTCGAAATGTATGAAGTAAGGTGGTTGACTGTTCCATATCTATTTGGTTTAGGTTTTGGTACATACGTGGGTCTTAGGACTCATGGTTATCTGGAGAAAAAGAGTGTCATACAGCGAAAAAGCGATTGAATATGAATTTAAAGATTTTCAAAAACGCTGGCCCAATATGTTCAAGAAAGTCTACTGTGGTTTTAATCTACCAAGAGGTTGGAATACGGTCGTATGGAAACTATGCGATCGTCTTGAAAGTTTAGGATGTGAAGAACCTGACGTGTTTCAAGTAGCACAAGTTAAAGAAAAATTTGGTGGTCTTCGTTTTTATTATGGTTTTGATAAAGAAGTTGATAATGAAACAAGAGCTAGTGCAAGAACATATGTAGAATTTTCTGAAAGCATGAGTTTTTATGTCTGTCAAACTTGTGGTACAACGATCGATGTGTGTTTTACTAGTGATAATGCTTGGTACAATACACGTTGCACTCCATGCCGTAGTCAAAGCAAGAAATATCATATCTCTTTTTAATTCCCTTTTGATAAATGAGTTGATATAATATACTCACAAATTTAAACACAAGGAATTTCAATGCCAAAACTAAATCAAGTAATCGCTATTGAGAAGGGTGTGAAGACTCGAGCAAAGTCGGAGCTCACAAGGTTGTACAAGGTCGCTCAAAAGAGTGATCTTTTTAACGGTTTTGCTAAATCGTGGCGAAAGAGTAATGAGGAAGGTGAAGAACGCCCTAACGAGATCAAGCATGTCCAAGCGCGTGTTGATGAAGTTCTCGATGCGGCGTCTGAGTCGCTTAGTGAATTGTTTGATGTCACCGCTCAGAAGGATTTTGCCAACACTGCAGCAAAAGCTGATGTTGTTGTAGACGGTGCTGTTCTTTTGGAAAAGGTTCCAGCAACGTATTTGCTTTTCCTTGAGAAGCAGTTGATTGACATTAGGACATTCGTTGAGTCGCTGCCAACTCTCTCCACGGATGAGGAGTGGAATCATGATGATGCTGCGAGTCTATTCAAGACTGCCGCAGTGACAACACGTTCGACGGCAAAGGTCCAAGAGCCGATTGTCATGTACGATGCAACGCCAGAACATCCAGCTCAGACACAGCTCATCACTAGAGATGTTACGGTCGGTCACTGGGATACAGTGAAGCAGTCCGGCGCGATTCTCTCTTCACGGAAGAAAACGTTCCTTCGTCGTATTGAAACTCTGCTTAAGGCAGCGAAGTTTGCACGTGAAGAAGCAAATAGCACCAATGCTCCAAAGGCAACGGTCGGTAAACGAGTTTTTGACTACCTGTTTGGTAGCTAGGAGGTTTGAGGTAAGCTGAGATTTAGACTAAAGTTCATTGATCATTTTAGGGACGTGTAGGTTCGATGCCTGCCCCGATAACTAAACCAGTAGATATACTGGTTAGGAGCAAAGATGAATACGTTAAGTCGTGGATATCTCACTGCTCCGTTTATATCGGGTGGCGAAATTGGTAGACGCGTAGAGATTAACTCTCTATGTCCATTAAAAGTGATAAGTAAAACTTAGACTATTCCTCAAAAGTTTAATATCGTTGTGGTAGGTCATCTCTAACTCTTCGTACAAATTCACCTGAAATGCTGGTTCGTATCCAGCCCTTGTCGCTGAGTTCATTGAAATAATCAGTGAATTGAGCGACGAGGTGGAGTAATGGTAACTCGCAGGTTCTTAGATCTAAAGACGAAGATTAAACGTGTTGATCAACATAAGTCGCAACAATTATTGATTCATAGTCAATAGACAACGACCCGGGGAGAAGGCTATTCTCCTTGGGTCTTTTTTTGTTTTACAATTGAGCTTCAATGGAGTAAAATGGAATCATGGTGGAAAATGAAAAAGTGAAACCGGAGAGCATGCAGCGCTTGATCTGCTATGAAAAACATCGTTTTGGGACTTTTAGAGAAGCTAAAATAGCAGTAAATGACGCTGAAATTCTCAATCCTGCTCCCTCCAAGGTGAAAATCGTACGGCGAGGGCCACGGAGAAGCAACAAGAGAGAATATTTTGAGCTCCGGTTATATAATCCAATCAAGCAGGAGAAGCCACAGAAGAAGACTGAGGAGACTCCAAAGAAACGATCAAAAGCGAAGAAGTATAAGAAGAAAAGTTAGTGCCTATATACTGAGACGGGCATTTCGCCCCGATAGGAGACACTAAAATATGGTCAAGAAATATTGGTCGGAATTTAAGAAGAAGACTCCCTATTGGTTCCAGGTTTCCTGGTGGATGGTTCTCGGCGGCGGCGTCGTGACCTACCTCGGTAGTTGCTAGCCTAAAAAGGGAATTTTCGTAGGCGAGCTCCTATATAACTCTAGAGACATGAGAAAACTCCATTGCATAGAATCGTTACTGGCTAGTTGGCATTTGTTTTATCAAACGCCTTCACGCCTTGGGATGGAGAAGTCTGTTGATACAGCGATTACTAACCCGAGGAACATAGCCCCTTGAAGTAGTCAATAAAGAAAGACACTAAAAGGGGCTGCTCGAAAGGGCGGTCCCTTTTTCATTCGGGAATGGTCTAATGGTAAGACAAGCGACTTTGACTCGCTTAATCGAGGTTCAATCCCTCGTTTCCGAACCAGGAGAAAGAAAGGAAGAAAATGGCAAGCGTACTAACATGGAAGACGTTGAGTGGAAAACATGTTGATGATTATGTTGCTGAGGTTGTGAAGTCAACTGCTGATGGTAATCGCTTGATCCACGTTGGTTGTGACTCACAGCAGCACGAGCTTATCACTGAATTCGTGCGAGTCGTTGTCCTCTTGAAGCCTGGAAAAGGTGGAAGAGTCCTGTGGACAACGGAAAAAGTGCCACGCATCACATCTCTCAGGGAACGTCTTCTCACGGAAGTATCGAAAAGCATTGAGATTGGATTCGAACTCAACGAAGTTTTATCGGAGGATGTTGAACTTTGTATCCACATTGACGTAAATCCAAAGTTGCGATACAAGTCTTCAAAGTATTTGCAAGAACTTGTTGGTTACGTCACTGGTCAGGGATTTAATGTTCTTACGAAGCCAGATTCATGGGCTGCTATGCACGTTGCGGACTTCTGTGTAAAACATAAAAATATTGGTAGATATAATGTTGGAAGCAAAACACAAACACGTTAGAAGGGGGTGATAGTAAATATCACAAGATATAGCCCGCCGATAGAGCGGGCAACTGGAGAGTGCCGTCAAGGCGACGAACAGGGTTTGAACCCCTGGGGTGCTGAAAGGTACGGGTTTCGATTACTCCACTCTCCTCCAATGGCAAACCATAAACGGAAAAGACCAAAGAATAGACGAGCCGGCTGTTTACTCTGCAAACCACACAAGGCAAACGGAGTAAATGAAGAAAAAGCAAGCGTAGAAAGAGAATTACAAATAGACATAGAAGAAGAAATTTTAGAATACGAAAGAAATTCTTCATGCGTTTAAAAGAAGATAATACTAGTTGGAAATCAGGCGGCATCAAACATAGGGATAACAGGCACGACAAGTCAGTAGAAGACGTGCCAAAACATAAAGCAAAGAAGAAAAATAAGAAGAAATGGTGCAAAGGCAAAGAAGGTAGAAAACACGTCTTGATCTTTCAGAAAAGTAAATATGGATCTTGGCGACCGCAGAATAATCCATTAATGGAAGTAGCATGTGGAAATTGTGGAAAAGTCCTTGATGTCGACTGGGGTTTCGGTGGTTGCCCTAAGAAAGGGCGAGAAGCAATGTTAGAAGAGTGGAATAAGAAACTAGGTTATAAATGAAAAAAGACGACTGGACAAGAAAACTAATAACAAAACTAGCTTCTGGACACATGAATAACTCAGCGATGCGCGAAGCTAGTAATTGGCTACAAGGAAAAGAGCCGCCGAAAAATTGGGAACCTAAAGCAAAGAAAGAATACGATAAGAAAAAGTAAACGGGCGTGTGGTATAACGGGATTACGTCAGCCTTGCAAGCTGCTCGATGGGAGTTCGATTCTCCCCATGTCCACCAAGCAAATAAGAGTTTACATATGAAAAGTGAGATGGTATAATACTCTCACAATGGCGCAAAGGTGCTGTGCTCATTGATAATTGAATAGTGAATGTAATAAAAACAACGAGAGGGTTGTCTAAATGACGTGGCCCTTTAAGAGCATCATCGTTGAATGATGACCCTCTCTTTTATGGCGGTAATAGCATAACGGTTAATGCACAAGGTTGTGAACTTTGCCAATGTCGGTTCGAATCCGATTTACCGCCCCATGCTCCTGTAGTCCAACGGCAGAGACATCCGGTTTAAGCCCGGTCCAGCAAGAGTTCGAATCTCTTCAGGAGCACAATCCAGGAGCACGTTCCTGGTATGTTCGAACCGGACGATCATTAGCTGCTGTAATATTAATTGCATCGGAATCAAAAACGTGTCGGCCGGGTTCAATCGCGGTCGTTAGCCCGTCTACCCCAATTGGAAGAGGGATCACTTTCAAAAAGTGAGAGTTGCGAGTTCGAATCTCGCGGCGGGCACTACTCGTCTGGAAATCCTTGGGCTATTCAGGATGAGTTATGGATCTTCAATTGCAACTTGTTGATTCATTGAGATAGATTGCAAGCATGTTGCATGACGGTTGTCTTCTATCTCTTCTGCTGATGTAGTTTAACGGGAAAACGTGCGTTTCATATGCGTATAATGGTAGTTCGATTCTACCCTTCAGCACCACCCACGGCATCGCAAGCGCGTATTGCAGCATCGTGGCAGATAGAAGATACGTATCGCTGTAAGATCTGTACTATTCCTTTGGTTCGAAATGTGAGGATTAGCTGAAGACTTACACACGTCGTAATGCTTCTCGTGGGTGACTTTATATTTGTTTGGTGTAGTGGTAGCACGACAGTTTCCAAGTCTGTAGGTGAGGGTTCGATTCCTTCAACATCTGCCAATTTTATGGAGGGGCGGGTATTAGAGTCCGTGCAGAGAATTTGCAAGCTCTGTATAAAAGACGTAACCATGGATAAGTCTTGCCGGTGCGAGTCCGGCCCACCTTCTTCTTTATGTCTGTACGTCCCAATGTCGATTCTGACACGAGGTACCAAGTTTTTGGGGAGTAGCCGATTGGATAGGCAGCCGCTTTATATGTGGTGTTAACACCTAGAAGTCCAGCAATTGGACTGGCGCGAAGTTTTTAAAGGGCTTCAGGTTATGCGGGTTCGAATCCCGTCTCCCCCACCAGTTTTGTCCTCATAGCTTAACCGGAAAAGCGCCACCGTGACATGGTGGAGAATGTTGGCTCGAATCCATCTGAGGATACCAAAGGGGTGTGCGTTGGTTCGAATCCAACCAATTCTGATGATGTTCGGCCATGACCGACGAGGAATTGTAGCTCAGCGGCAGAGCCACCTCAAGTTTATGGGAAACGCAGGTTCAAATCCTACTGCCTTTCAACTTACGGATGCATACGTAGGGAGGTATCGTCTAGTCTGGCCTAGGACGCCCATCGTTTATAGTTTGTAGCCATAGGATTCTGCGAGCTTTATTGCATCCGGATCTTTTAACTGCTTAGGTCCTTTATAATGACCCGAGTTTATTTTTCGATTGATTGATTCAAGTTCTTTTTTTATTTTGTCTTCTGGCACTTTGATTTTGATGATGTCAAGCAAGTTGTAAATTTCGAAATCTATATCTTCAACTTTCCATCTATACACTGCACGTTCAGCAATGATATTGTTGATGTCTACCCAAAATCTTTCGTATATCAGCTGTCTTCTTTCTGATCCCCTAATGACATATCTTTCGGGTTTATTTGTGGTTCGAGAAGCATGTGCTTTATCTTTACCAGATTCTAATATAGTCCAGTGCATCATTGATTTGATAACTTCTGGAGGATAACGAACTTGGTGCAACACAATGACATCTTCTGGAAGAACATCAAAGTGTTGGACAGAAAGCCAGCTAGATTCACCAACAACACCTTCTCCCCACGCAGCGATATCATAATTATAGATTTGCTCCCAACCACATTTAATTCCTAAGTTGCTTAAGAGGTCAGCAATGAATTTAGTTCCAGATCTCGGACAACCAGTAATAAGAAATCGTTGCATAGAATAAATATGCTAGCAAAGTGAAATGTTATAATTTGCCGCCTTCGTCTAATGGCAGGGCCTAGTCTTTACACGGCTGTGGCGGGAGTTCGATTCTCTCAGGCGGTACCGTCTTCAAAGTCTGGTTGATCGCCAGGTATAGGAGATGCTTAGCAGGCTCGACTCCGAATCGAGGGATCCTGTTAGTGGGACTTTGCTGGCGGTCCCATGTTTGCCCTCAGCCACTGGATGGAACTTCCGGCTACGAACCGGAATGGAGAGGTTCGAGTCCTCTTGAGGGTACCAACGGGGAGTTTTCTAGAAACAAACCGGACTGAGACGCTGGAATACCAGTAGGTCTGATTGATCAGTTATAATCTCCTTGGTTAGGGAGTCCTTTAATCTCAGTTATCTGCCCCGATACTCCAATTGGAAGAGAGACACGCCTGAGACGCGTGACAGTGTGAGTTCGAATCTCACTCGGGGCACCAGCATCGTTGGATCACAAATCCAACAGCTATACCGCCGTACTCCAACGGCAGAGAGAGCGCGCTTAGAACGCGTAAAGTGGTGGTTCGAATCCACTCGGCGGTACCAGACTATTGTATTAGAGACCGGGCACTAGCGTTAAGCAGATACAGCGGTCGGTGTAAATCGATCTTGACTTTTACAATGGTGGGCCTTTTTAGTTTCACATTGGTTCTTGATTTGATATAATAAGAGAGTATAACAGGGTCACGAAAGGACCAAGAATGAAAAAGTTTATCGGGTTTACGATTGTAATTTTTGCGATTTGTCTCATTACCTCATCGTGTGGATCTGGTGGACCTGATCCTGTAGAAAATGGTGTGACGTGCGAGCTAAGTGAAGAATGTGTATCTGGAAACTGTGTAACAGAATTTCAGGATGAGACAGAAGTTGCCGGTGGTTTTTGTACTGATGAATGTGCGTGGCTCACCACCGACGGCGAAGAATGTGAAGCTGGTTTGGATTGTCTAGTAGACTCCTGTCCAGATACAGAACTTTGTCTCAGGTATAATCCGACCGGTGAAAAAGTTTGTTTTCAAAAATGTACTGCTAATGAAGACTGTAGGGTTAATGAAGGTTGGGAATGTGTCTGTCTAGACTTCTTCTGTGATGCTCAGGCCTGCGTTCCACCTCTATAGAAAGTCAGACGTTAGTCGTGCGTCTTTAAATTAAGTCGATCCGCCGGTAGGTGAATAAACAAGAGTCGGTATACCGGTAACGCCGATCGTACGGGTGGAAGGCCTGATCTAGGGAGTGCTGAGCATTGGCGAGCTCACCTGGCTGTAAACCAGACGCTTCGGCTGTTGGTGGTTCAACTCCACCGGCTCCCACCGAATGAAAAGGAATATCATGAAACTACACAGCTCAAGTAAAAATTCAGTCCTAGCAGAATTCGAAGATGGTATCGACTATAAGCATAATTTATGTTTTAGCACACCACTGTATCACCACGAATTTGTCTGCACGGATGAAGCTCTTCAGACTATCGAGTCCTGGTATTGGAATAATGTCAGAAGCGATAAAGATGAGTTGATCGAACCAGAATTTAATTTCGATGCTTGTTATGACATTCCTGGTATGATGTATGTAAGTGCTTGGAGTGATGGGTTCGATAAAGAAGACGGTGAAATTATCGGAACAACATACGGAAGAATCTGTTTGTAGATACTCAGGGCCCTTAGCTTAGCGGTCTAAAGCTCTCGGCTCATAACCGAGTCATCCTAGGTTCGAATCCTAGAGGGCCCACAAAGTAAATAGGCCAGTAGCTCAATGGTAGAGCGCATGCCTTATAAGCGTGTGATTTAGGGTTCGATTCCCTTCTGGCCTACTAATTTTTATTGCCTCCGTGGTGTTTAATGTGCAGCATACCAGACTTTTAATCTGTGCGGTGAAGGTTCGAATCCTTCCGGGGGTACCAATTTCGGCGTGGTAGGATAACGGTAGTCTCCGAGACTTTCAATCTTGGTTGTGCGAGTTCGACTCTCGTCCACGTCACCAAACAGTGGGTGCCCGTCCGTCACCCAGTAGCAGTATACTGCAGCTCTCTACAAAGTGAGATAAGCTAGCTAAAGTCGAACAACGGGCAAATTTCGCATCGTAGCATAAGGTAGTGCACCACACTGTCAATGTGGAAGGCGAGGGTTCAAATCCCTTCGGTGCGACCAATTTCCCACTCTTGCAGAGATGGTCAATGCGCTCGGTTGAAGCCCGAGAGATTGTGGTTCGAGTCCACAGGGTGGGACTAATCTTTCTTTTGTTTACATATGAGTGTGAGAGTGGTATTATATAATTCACACTCTCAATTGAAACGGAGAAAACATGCAAAAGTATGGAAATATCGATGGCGCACTTAGTAAACTTCAAGAATATGATTCTAATATTTTTACCCAAGCGGTAGATGTTGGAAAGCTAACATTTACAGACAGTGAAGATCACGGGATGCTTGTGACAGAGGATGACAAGCGTCTCTCTCTCACGAAAGCTAGCGTCACTTCGTTGGCAAGATTTATCAAGCTGCCTGCTGGTTACATCCGGACAGCATCTTCAACACTTGTCAATAAATCGCTCAGGGAGTTCGGTGAACAGCTTCAAAATCCAATCGGTCAAGCTATTATTCATCAGAACCCTGTCGACGGTAGGTTCACTCTTCGTGGCGTTATCGCTGAAGGAAAGAAATTCCGCGCCAATGCTCTTATGTTGGAGAATGTAAAACGCATTTTCAACGACGATGTAAAGATTGAACATGCTCCGTGGTCAGTTAGTGATCATCCAGCGTTCTTCCGCACTCGCCTCATTTGGCCAGATACTGGAATTGAAGTTGATGGCTCACCGATCATGATGGGCATGGATCTGTTGAACTCTGATGTTGAACATGTCCAAGAGCAGATCAATCTCTTGCTTTACCGTCAGATCTGCACGAATGGAATGATTGCGCAGTATGGTGGTCGACCGTATTTCTACATGGACAACAAAAAGTCCGCAATCTTCGATTATGAAGCTGTCATCAAGTCAGTATCTAATCGAGTTGGTGATGATGCAAAGCAGTGTTATGAAAATGTAAGAACTGCACAGACAGATCGCATGACTGCGTCTGATGCTCTCGACAGGCTCGTAGAACTTGAAAAACAAAAGAAATTGCCTAAGTCCTTTGTTGTAAAGACGATGACTGCAATTAGTGAAGATCTCTCGTTCAAGAGTCGTTGGGACCTGGTAAACGCCATCACCGCTCAGGCAAGGAAGTATAAAGACGAAGCACGTCTTCGTTATGAAATCGTTGGTGGTAATGTTCTTGGTCTTTCATTCAAGGCCGAGAAAAAGAAAGTAGAAACTGTAAAAGCTTAGATTAGTTTTCCCGACCCGACGGGAAGGAGAGGTTAAAATCCTCATCGGGATATCCCTCCTTGGTGGCAATGTGCAACATACCGGGCTCTTAACCCGTGAGATCTAGGTTCAAATCCTAGAGGGGGGACCAATTTTTTGAAAGGAAAATCATGTTTAAAGATCAATTTGGAAATGTTTTGACTATTGGTGATGTCGTAGTTTATGCAAAAGGATATTCTACAAAAGTTGCAACAATTGCAAAAATTACAAAGATGGTTCTAAGAGAAGATAGTCGTTGGGAACGCTCATACATGTCAGTTCGACCTCTTGAAAAGCAATACCAATATGCAACGAAGACATATAAAACCGGTTTAGGATATGCGCGCGGGCTGCAGCGGCCAGAGCGAGTTATCAAAGTTGATCCTGCTCTTCTTGAACAAGCATTAACAAAAACTTTCTAAGTTTTGCCATCGTGGCTCGAAAGGATAGGCGCCGGATTTCTACTCCGGTTTATGGGGGTTCGAATCCTCTCGATGGTACTCATACTTATATCGTGAAGCGTCAGAAAAAGAAGTGGTCCTGCGGCGCTGCCGTCGTAAGAAATACTTTCCGAGTATTTGGAGTGCGAGTCGCAGAACACGAAATTAGAGCATGTGCTGGAACTCACCAAGATTATGGAACGTCAGAAGTAGGAATCTTGAAAGCTCTCAGAGCTTGGGGATTCCATCCGAAACAGCACTCCTTCGATGATAAGCAGAAAGCAACAGAGTGGCTCCACGAGACTCTGGCGAACGGCCAGCCGGTTATATTAGCCGTAGAGAATTGGGAGCATTGGATTCTCGCAATTGGCAGTCTAGGAACTTCTGGGATTGCTATCTTCGATTCCTCGAATTTCAAAGTCAACTTATATGAGAACGGCACACACGTATGGAATGACAAGAAACTCATACATATGTGGTGGAACGATAGAAAGTCAATAACGGTAGATCAAAAGAGAATTTATGCGATCAGCGTTAGAAAATAAGTCGAGCAATCTGAGATTAGGCGAGATTCCAAACCTTGCTAGCGTGGGTTTGATTCCCCGGTTCGGCGCCAATGGCTCCGTAGTCTAGAGGATCAGGCACTTGATTCCTAATCAAGTTTACGAGGGTTCAAATCCTTCCGGAGTCACTTTTAGAAAAATCTACCATGTTTGCATACTTAATGCATGAGAAAGCAAGCAGGTAGACGAAAATACCACTACATTTATAAAACAACATGTACTATAACGAATCGATATTACATTGGAATGCATTCTACAGATGATCTCGAAGATGGTTATCTAGGATCAGGAAAAAGACTTTGGTATTCAATTAAGAAATATGGAAAAGAGAATCATGTTCGAGAAATTGTAGAATTTTTTTCAGATCGAGAAAGTCTTAAAAAACAAGAAATACAGATCATAACAGAAGATTTGATCGACGATAAACTGTGCATGAATCTCAGAAAAGGCGGGAGCGGATTTGATAGTGAAGAAGCAAGTCGAATATCTGCTATGGGATGGAAGAATGGAAAAACAAGAGAAGCAAATCGTCAAGTTTGGATTATTCAAAAAGAAAAAATGTTTAAAAACCTTGAAAAAGGTCGAACAAGTGAAGCTCAAAGAAAAAAACTTTTAAATAATCAAAATTGGTTAGGTAAGAAACATGAGCCAGAAACAATTGAAAAAATGAGACAGTCTGCAGTTGGAAAACATATGGGCGACAAGAATGGATCTTTTGGATCAAAATGGATCTTTAATGAAAGATTAAGACAATCCAAAAGAATTATGAAAGAAGAAATAGAGGTTTATCTTTCTCAAGGATGGAAGATTGGAAGAAAGCAATACAATGGCGAGTAGCACAATTGGCGGTGCAGTCGGCTCTGACCCGAAAGGTTGTAGGTTCAAATCCTACTTCGCCAACCGCGCTGGTATAACATAAGCTGAGAGGAAAAGCAAATGAGTAGCATTGAAGTATTTGAATGTAACGCTGAAGCTATCGTCTGTGGAGAGACTTACGATGTTAAAATTGTGACTGGCCCAGATGACGACAACTTATGCAAAGTTGATATACCTTTTGCCAGCGATTTTGTGGAAAGAGTCGCTGTGTTGAGATCAAATATCTTTCCAAGGGATGAAGTAGCAGTTTCTATCTTAATGGGAGTTTAGCTTAGCTTAGCGTTGTTCGGGAGGTTCCGACGCTATATAAAAGAACAATCTCCCCACTACGGGGTGTAAGTCAGTGGTCAGACAACTCGTCTTGGACACGAGAGGTCAGCGGTTCGAATCCGCTCTCCCCGACCGGCAGTTTTGTTCTCTTCGGGTTCTGCCAAATATAAAAAACTCGGACTAATGCGGATATGGTATAGTGGTATTATTCGACGTTGCCAACGTTGAGATTAGGGTTCGATTCCCTATGTCCGCACCGAGACATGGCGAGCTTTGGCGGCGTAGCGTGGGATCTAGCGATGCCAGAACAAAGAGCTAGACGAAGTAACCACAACCATGTCTCAACTAAGCGCTTGTGGTATAAAGGCAGAATTCTAGGTTTCCACCCTGGCGATGTGGGTTCGATTCCCACCAGGCGCTCCAATATACACTCTAGCATCCTCTCTCGTCCCACCAGCTCCACTCAGAGACACTCAAGTGAGACACCCATGGGGTTACACCCCGAGAGTCGAGAGGGACTCTGAATTGCCCTTATAGTTCAATGGCAGAACCATGGTTTTGTAAACCATATATCTCAGTTCGATTCTGGGTGAGGGCTCCAAATGGTAGGTTGGATAGCTGAACATAAATTTTGTCACCTTGGCATCGGAAGATGTCATGAAGAACTCAAGCTTGTAAGTTTCATGAGCGATCGATTACTGGTCTTCGAATCCAAAGAAAAAGTTTTAGAATTTATCTCATGGAATAATCTGTACAATGTTACACCGATGGAGCATGTGTGGTACGATGACTATGAAATGCCTGGATGATTCAATGGTAGAATATCGTTGTGGTATAGCGAATATGAGAGTTCGATTCTCTCTCTAGGCTCCAAATGTCAGTGATTACATGTGATTGTGACTGTGATCTTTGGAATAAGATTGGAGCACCAGTTGATAAAATCCCAGAATGTGTATTCGGTGGAATTCATTATTTCAAGAATAAACGAAAAGCTGCAGAGAAGTGGATCGAATTAAAGTCATTCTATCGTATAGTTTCTGGATCTTGTTTTTCAGTGCCATACTACTGGGCAGTTCATCTGAATGGGAAACACATACTTAAAGTCAAACCATGAATTTTGTATTTGATGTAGATGGCACTCTCACTCCTCCGCGGAGCAAGATGTCAAAAGAGTTTAAGGAATTTTTCCTTGAATGGATGAAAGACAAACAAGTTTATCTTCTAACCGGAAGTGATAAAGACAAGACGATAAGTCAAGTTGGTCAAAAAATCTGGGAAGGTGTGACCGCAGTTCATCAAACATGCGGTAATGAAGTCTGGACTCAAGGAAAACTTGTTTACGAGAATAAATGGGAAGCATCTGACTCCATGATGGCTTTATTCAATGACATTGTCAATAAATCAAAATATCCTGAAAGACACGGAAACCACGTTGAAGTTCGAACAGGGATGGTAAATGTCTCAACGGTTGGAAGAAATGCAACGACGAAACAACGTGAAGACTACGTAGCTTGGGACGCTACCAATAAAGAGCGTGAACACTGGTGCAAAGTCATAAAGAGAATTCACAGATACACGCTTGATGCCTCAGTCGGTGGTGAAATTAGCATTGACGTTCATCCGATTGGAAAAGATAAGTCACAGATATTAGATGATCTGTTTGGCGAAGTTCATTTCTTCGGAGATAAGTGTGGCAAGGGTGGAAATGATTATCCACTTGCTATAAAGATGAAAGGGAGTATACAACATCATGTCCACCAAGTAAAAGGACCTGAACATACAAGAAAGTTGATTGAGAGATATTGAAGATTGAAGAAGTAAAGTGTCAGAAATGTGGAAATGGAGTTGTCCTGAGACACAACAGAAAGAATTTAAATTCTTTCTACGGATGTTCAATATATCCAAAGTGTAAAAGAACAATGACAGTTAAAGAATATAACAAGCAAGTTTGTGATATAATTGGAGATTATCCAGATATTGATGAAGAACTTGATTACTTGGATCACGATATATTTGGATGGTAATTTATTGCGGCTAGTGCAAACAGACGCTGCGAGGCTCATAACCTTGTGAAACTTACAGGGCGCAAGTCCCTGGGCCGCATCTATGGAAGATTGACAGAACGGTAATGTGCGGGATTGCTAATCCCAGGCCGCTGAAAGGTGAAGAGTGTTCGACTCACTCATCTTCCTCTCTTTATTTAGTGTACTAACACACTAGATATGATATAATTGCTCTTATGGTGTTAATGGTAACACATGGCTTTCGTAATGCCAAACTCGCAGTTCGATTCTGCGTAGGAGCTCCATTCCAGGGTAGGCAAATTGGTAATGCCGGGCGCCTGTTAAGCGCTTGACTTGAAGGTTCGACTCCTTCTCCTGGAGCAAATTTTAGGGTCGTTGGCATGTCTGGTTTGATTGCGGCGGACTGTTAATCCGTGATAGGTGAGTTCGATTCTCACACGGCCCTCTACGAGCGATTAGCCAAGCGGAAAGGCTTGAGGTTGCAACCCTCAGATGCCCCGGTTCGATCCCGGGATTGCTCTCCAACTTAAGAAAAGAAAGGAAAGGAAATGGCAGAATCAACAAGTTCAGGTGGCGTAAGTTTAGGTACTGTTGTATTTATCATTTTTCTAGTGCTTAAACTAACAGATCATATCGATTGGTCTTGGTGGTGGGTAACTGCTCCACTTTGGGGTGGATTAGTATTGATATTGGGTATAGTTGCGATAGTAGCTACCATAAAAATAGGGATACGTATATGTACTCATCCAAAATGACATGATACACTTTACATCAGATACACACTACGGTCACAAGAACATCATTAAGTTCTGTGATCGGCCTTTTGATTCCATAGAACACATGGAACGTGCATTTATTACGCGTTGGAATTTACATGTAAAACCAGGAGATACAGTCTACCATCTAGGTGATTTTGTCTTTGGTGGTCGAAAAGACCTAGCACGGATTGTCAATCAACTGAATGGGACAATTAGATTGATTCGAGGTAACCACGATAAAGTGCTCAAGAGTCTAGAAGCTCAAAAGCACTTTGAATGGATCAAGGATTACCATGAATTGCGGGGTCCAGATAAAGTGAAGATTGTCTTGAGCCACTATGCTTTTGAAGTCTGGAATAAGTCTCACCATGGATCATGGCATCTTCATGGCCACAGTCACGGAACACTTGGTTTTAAGGATATCAAGAGGTTAGATGTCGGAGTAGATAGCAATACTTTTTGTCCTGTTTCAATGGATGAAGTGGCGGAGATCATGAAAAAGCGCGGATATGATGCTCCAGATAATCATGGAAAACGATCAAGTAGATGACACTATTTACATTGCATTCACTATTCAATGAAACCCTATTTAAGGATCTTCAATGAGTTGTCTCGAAGTCGTACTTACTGCTCTTATGGCTCTCAATCCTACATGGAGTGAGGATAAGGCTGAGAAGTACGCAGAACCTATCTGCATTGAGTCTGAGAGGCGTGATATCGATCCACTTATTGGTGTCGCTATCATGAGACATGAAACTAATTTCAAGCCAAGAAAACTGCATACGAATAAGAACGGCTCAGTCGATATTGGTTTGATGCAGTTTAACTGTCGTGATCTAGACCAAATCCACATGAAATGGAGAAGACGACTCTGTGATCCTAAGCGTCGTAAGTATTTAAGAACGATTAAAGGGAACATTTATGCTGGGTTTAAAGAAATGTCTTTTTGGAAAAAAGCTTGTCTGAAGAAACATGGAGATGATAGATTCTTGCATTCTTTTATAGACTGTAGTAATAAACTCTCTAGATCTAATCTCTTTATATTTAATATACTAGATCTTTTAAAAGACTGTAGGGTTTGTAGGGATTGTAGGTCTGTTGCCCTAGTCCCTGATAAGTATCAAACTCAAAACGATCAGATACGACTTATAAATATTTTAAAGTCTCATTGGTGGATGCGACACTACAACTGGAATAGTAAAAGACACTGGCTGAGCGTGATGTATATCTACAAAATTCTTCTCGAGCAAAGAGATGAAAACTATGTAATGGTGAACTCTGATTATTATAGAAAACTCGCTAAAAAGGGTAAGTTAAAGAAATGTCTTGTAAAAGATGACATGTGTTTAAGGGAATATGAAAAATGGCAAAAAAGACGAAAACAAAAGTAGAAACAGAGAATCAAACTGAGCGAAGAACAGGACATGAAACAACACATCAAGTTGAACGAAAGACAGATTATGAAAAAGTGCTTGAAGCTGAAGTTAGAGCGCTTAAGGCTGAAGTTCAAGTATTGAAAGCAAAACACCACTCAGTTGATCTTAGTTGTGACTATGTTGTTCTTGATGGTAAGAAACACAAGATTAAGCTAGTTGCAGCAGCTAAAGAGATGATAGAACAGATCAAAAAGCGCTATGTCATTGACGACGCAACAGTAATTGCTATTGATCGAAGTGGCGCGTAGTGGGAGTTCGTCCACACATTAGTTTCAGTGAGTGGGGCCTATGGAAGGAATGTCAATGGCGCTGGATGCGCGATTATCGTGAAGAGCGTAGATCGCAGATATACGGCGTTAATCTTGAATTTGGTAAAGCAGTACATGATGCACTGGAGAAATTCAAGCATCCTGAAGTAGAAAAAAATCTAAACCTGTCAGATTCTTGCGATCTTTTTGAAAGTAAGTTTAGATCAAGATATATCGAAATACGAGACAAAGACAAGAAGCCCCTAACAGACAAAGAAATTGATGAGTGGGTAGTTGCTGGTCGAAGAATAATTGAGAATCTCCATCATTGTGGTGAGATCGAAGAAGCACAAGTTCTCTTCGTTGAGTACCCCTTGATGGAGAAGATCTCAAGAACAGATGACGTTGAGATAAAATTCAAGGGTTTTATCGATCTTGTGATTAAGACGAAAGATAAGAAAGGAAAGTCAATCGTTTACATCATAGATTATAAAACCTGTAGTTGGGGTTGGCCTCGTGCTAAGAGACAAGACGAGCATTTAGCATCTCAGATTAGACTTTATAAACATTTCTTTTCGAAGAGATTCAATCTTGATCCAAGAAATGTAAAGACAGCATTCGCTTTGCTTAAGCGTGTTGCTAAGAATCCAGAGCAGACTACAGAGTTCTTTTCAATCAGTGCAGGACCAAAGACTGTCATGAGAGCTGTCAGTAATCTCAACAGCGCGATTACTGGAATGCAGTCGAATGACTACAAGAAGAATCGTGAGGTTTGTATCAATAGATACGGTGATCGTTGTGCTTATTACCAGACAGACTTGTGTCTAGATGATTAGGAAATCTTATCTAGTGTAAGATGCCCGATACAAATCGAAAAAAAATTCTAGTGCTATCAGATCATCCTCTCGTGCCTTCTGGAGTGGGGATTCAGACGAAGTACCTCATCGAGGGTTTGTTAAAGACTGGGAAGTATAAATTTGTCTGCATGGGTGGAGCAATCCAACACCCAGATAAACGAATTCAACATGTTAACCCTGAAGAATTCGGTGACAAGAATTGGATAATCTATCCAGTCGATGGTCATGGAAACAAAGATCTACTCAGGAACTTCCTTCGTCAGGAAAAACCAGATGCTGTCTTACTTGTCACAGATCCTAGATTCTTTGTGTGGGTTTGGGAGATGGAAGACGAGATTAGATCAGTTTGTCCTCTGTTGTATTGGCATGTTTGGGATAATGACCCATCCCCTGATTTCAATGAAATCTACTACGATTCAACAGACATGATCGGTTGCATATCTCTAAAGACTTACGGTCTCCTTCAGGACTTAAAATATCCTGAGAGAAAGTTTGGGTATGTACCTCACTCTCTACCAGCAGAGCTCTTTAAACCACTTCCAAGAGAAGACGTAAAGAAATTTAAGCAAGAAACTTACGGACCACACAAGGATAAGAAGTTTATCGTGATGTGGAATAACCGCAATGCTCGCCGTAAACAGACAGGCGATGTTATCGCAACTTTTGCTAAATTTGCAAAGAAAATAGGGAGAGATAACACGTCACTGCTAATGCATACATCTCCAACAGATGAAGAAGGACAGAACATCATGGCAGTCGCCAGGAAATATGATGTTGAAGATTGTCTCATAATTTCAGACAAACGTGTCCAATCTGAAGCGATGAACATGTATTATAACTCTGCAGATATCGTGATTAACATTGCGTCAAATGAGGGATTTGGTTTATCGGCGCTTGAGTCTCTCTACACAGGTACACCAATGATTGTTCACATGACAGGTGGTCTTCAGTACCAGATGGGTGATTGGTACGATAAGATCAAAGACTTCAGTGACCAAGATAAACTAACTGCTGGTGCTAAGAAAGCATGGGTTAGTAAAACTGCACGATGGTGGGGAGTTCCTGTTTTTACAGCATCAAGAAGTTGCACAGGTTCACAGGTAATCCCATACATTTATGACGATCGTGCTTGCCACGATGATATCGTAAAGGCACTAATGAAGCTTTATGAAATGGGAGATGCTCGCCGACGTGAGATTGGCGCAGAAGCACGAGAGTGGGCTTTGCAAACATTTGGCTTACAGCAGATGACTGACAAATGGGATACACTAATTGAGATGGCCTTTGATGATTTTGAGCCCGTCAGTATGCGAAGAGCGGTGATATGAGTGGCGTGCATAGATGGAAAGATATTAAAAGAAAGCAGTGTGACAAAATGGCAGTTGCAGTTTTAGGTGGAGCAGGTTTTATTGGATCAAATCTCGTTGATAAGCTTTTAGCTCAGGGCTTTGAGGTTACAGTACTTGATAATTTCTCAGAGGGTAAACGTGAGAATCTAGTCAAACATCCAAATCTTGAAATTGTGAATGGTGATATACGTGATTACAATATTGTGAGACGTGTTGTAGACCACAAAGATTGGGTGTTTCATTTAGCTGCGATGAGTCGAATTCAACCTTCTATCACTGATCCACTTCTTGCATTTGAACAGAATATTACTGGTACTGCAAATGTGCTTGAGGCATGTAGAGATGCTGGCGTAAAAAGAGTTGTATACTCTGCTAGCTCTTCTGCATATGGAAAGATTAACGAACCACCGTTAATGGAAGAATATGAGACAGATTGTCTGAATCCTTACTCTCTTAGTAAGAAGGTCGGCGAGGAGCTTATGAAGCTCTACAATGATCTATATGGTCTCTCCACTGTGTCACTCAGGTATTTCAACGTGTATGGTCCAAAACACCAAGAAGAAGGTGATTACGCTACTGTTATTGCTATCTTCATGAGACAACTTCGACATGGGAAACCATTAACAGTTGTTGGTAATGGCGAACAACGTAGAGATTTTACGTTTGTAACAGATGTCGTAGAGGCAAATATCCTTGCAGGGATGAACAGAGATGTTACTGGTGTGATCAACATCGGCACGGGTGTAAACCATAGCATTAATGAAGTTGCTTACTTGTGTGCTAGAGTAAAACATGGTGATACTGTCGGTGACGTAGATTTAAAATATCTGCCTCCACGACTAGGTGAGGCTCAAATAACATTAGCGGCAGTAGAGAAAGCAAAAAACCTTCTTGGATGGCAACCAACTATTTCTCTTGAAGAAGGTCTTGCTATCACACACGAATTTCAAAAAAGGACAGCGATAATCGTTGGAGTATGAGAAATGAAGAAACTCCTCTTTAAAGGACCAGTTACAACAGCATCCGGATATGGTGTCCATGCTAGGCAGATTCTAAAAGCGCTGGTTGCCAGTGGTGTCTATGATATCAGCGTAAAAGCTATAAGTTGGGGTAATACGTCGATGATCCATGACGGTTCTCTCTTCTTCGATAAAATCTATGAGCTTGCTTCAAAATTTGGCAGTGAGCACGAAAAAGGCGGAGTTGAATATGATCTGTCAGTTCAGGTTACGATTCCGAATGAATTTGAAAAGCTAGCTAAGTGCAATATCGGTATCACTGCAGGTATCGAAGTGAACGCATGTTCTCCTGAATGGATCGTTAAAGCAAATGAGATGGTGGATGCCTTATTCGTTCCATCAATGCATTCGAAGCAGGTCTTTGAACAGACGGGATTTCAAGATCAAGCAGGAAATACGCTTAGCTTGAATAAGCCGGCATTTCTTGCACACGAGGGATTCAATCCCAAGTATTTTAATACAGATGAAGTCAATGAGTCGTTCAACGATTTCGAATGTGATTTCAATTTTCTTTTCGTTGGGCTCGGTATAAGTGGGAAATTTGACGAAGAAAGAAAGAATACGTCAAATCTCATTAAGTGGTTTTGTGAAGCATTCAAAGACCGTAAAGATGTCGGTCTTGTAATGAAAACAGCGATTGTTAATAATTCGCTTGCAGATTTTAGAAATACAAAATATCTAATTGAACAGATTAAGAAATCAACTGATTGTGGGAAATATCCGCGTATCGAATTGATACACGGTCGTCTCTCAGATGAAGAGATGGCACTACTCTACAAGAACCCGAAAGTTAAAGCTTTCGTTAGTCTGACACACGGCGAAGGGTACGGACTGCCACTACTTGAAGCTGCAGCTTGTGGTCTACCAGTAATTGCTACAAATTGGTCAGGACATCTTGATTTTCTTAATATTCCTGATGTAAAGACGTCATTCGTAAAACTTGACTTCGATCTGACACCTGTTCCAGATTCTGCAGTATGGAAGGGTGTAATTGAAAAGGGAACGCAATGGGCATCAGTTAAGGAAGAAGATGTCAAGTTTAAGCTACGAAAAGTAGTTGATAGCTATGACAAACCAAAAGAGTGGGCAGAAAGTCTCGCAAAGCATGTACATGAGAACTTCACTGAAGGTAAAGTGATGTCTCAGCTCGTTAATGACATCACACGCGTTTCACATATGCATCGCCAAGTGAATCCAACATCTGTAAACGAAGTCATTAGCACACTTAAGTCGAGTTTCGATAAAGAAGATTCTGGCTTGAAACTTCTTTATACAATGCCAATATCTGCCGGTGATGTATACATTTCAACTGCAGTTGTTAATTCGCTGAAGAAGAAATTCCCAGAGCATAAGATTTTCTTTGCGACAAGCCAAGAGTATACATCAATTCTGAAAGATAACACTGATATACACAAAGTCTTGCAGCATCAGGACTGGATGAATAATGTTCCATTGCTTGAGCAAGTATTTGATGAGGTTTATACGCCGAACCTTGCTGTCCAGATGACATTCTCAAACTGGGTACATGGTGGAAAAGGTCGTCTGCTTGCAAATGAAATTGCAAATCAGTGTAATGTAGAGCTCGGTGATTATTTCATTAAGACAGAGGAGATTTCTACTCCAGAAAACTATATTGTCTTCAATCCTGGTTCCGGTGAGGGACAGTGGGAAGCACGGAACTATCTGCACTGGCAGGAGATCATCAATAATCTTATTAGAGAGCTAGGTGATGAAACACAGATTGTTCAAGTAGGACTGAAAGACGATCCATTGTATGCAGGCTGCACTGATTTTAGAGGGAAAACAGAGAACTTTAATCAACTCGCACATGTGATTAGCAAGTCAAAACTCGTTCTCGGCATCGATAGCGTCACGATGCACATGGCGGCAGGTCTCAGTGTCGATCACGTAGCGCTCTTCGGTAGTTCATATCCAACATCAACAGGTCCAGTAGTTTCATTAATTGACGTATCAGACAATGGATTTGTAGAGTTTGGAAAAAAATCGTGTAAAAGTGTTCTTCTAGAGACATCAAGTCGCTATACATGTGACAAAGCATGCTATAAATATCAGTGTGAAGTTGACAAAGACTATCCTTGTATCAACGAGATAATGCCAGAAAATGTTTTTCGCTCAACGTTAAGACTTCTCTATCCAGATAGAGATCAAAAGAATTTTCTTAAAAACTATGAAGAATATAATCCAAAGATCTCAGGATACACACATGTCTATAATGCAGAAGGCGGAGAGTATCCATTCGTAGAGTCAATCAAGTCGATGCTTGGATTCTGTGATGAGGTAATCGTCGTTGATGGTGGTTCAGACGATGGGACAGTAGAGAAAATAAATGCCATCGGAGACAAACGGATTAAAGTCATTGAGCGTAAGTGGGATTGGGATGAGCCAGGCATGGACGGCATGCAGAAAGCATATGGTCGTGCTATGTGCACTGGAGATTTCCTCTGGCAGCAAGATGTAGATGAAGTTGTCCATGAGGAAGATTACGATAAGATTAGAAAGCTTTCAAAGAGATTCCCGAAAGATGTAAACTTACTTCATCTTCCAGTTATTGAACTATGGGGTGAGCCAGATTGTGTTCGAACAGACCGCCACTCATGGAAATGGCGATTCTCAAGAAATGACTTTAGGATTACTCATGGTATCACTAAACACGCAAGATTGATTGATGAGAAGACTGGTAAGGTCTATGCGAAGCGTGGCCAATCTGACGGTTGCGAATATATCGACATCATGACGAATGAATATATTCCCCACAAGGGATTTTATACGAACGAGATCGATCAAGTAAGACAACAGGATCCTGCTAGATACGGTGAACTAATGAACAAAGCATTCAGTGAATTGCCGTGTGTCTATCATTATTCATGGGCGAATATTCCAAGAAAGATTAAGAACTTTAAACAAACATGGGATGCTATGTGGTCTAATCTCTACCGCGAGCAGGAGCCAGAAGATAGATTTCCTGATGTAAAGGATGAGAATGATAAAGAAAACATACAGAGAGTTGCTGAAGCTCTTAAAACTCAGGGTGGGGAACACGACGTTGCTAAAACGTTCAGGTTGGATCGTACAAATCCGACCGTGATGGGAGATTGGCTTGCTGACTGACATATTCATAACTTATAAAAATAGAGATGATCTTTTTGAAAGATCTTACTCATCTTTTATGGAAAACACAGATCCATCGTTATATCGTTTAACGGTTATTTGTGATGGATATGATATACCAGACTTTGTTAAAGACTGTGATCATATATTGTGGCACGCAGATAATCTTGGTCTTGGTCCGTCGATAAATCAGGCTCTTGCTCACATTGATGCGTTGAATAAATATTACGAATCTTCACCTGATCCTGCTGATTGTAACGAAGTGACCGAATTTGTTTGCTACTGTCAGGACGATCTGCTATACTCTCCCGGTTGGCTCGAGACGCTAGCAAAGTTCTTCTTATTGTTCGAGCGACAAAAGAATCTCGGTTTTGCATCTGGTGTAGAATGTATAGAACATGAGATGAAAGAGGTAGTGGGAGAATTTCAAGGAACAAAACTCATCACGAAAGATTGGATTCGTGCAGCACAAGTATTTGGTCGACGTGATTATTGGATGAGTATGTTTCCAATTCCTGCATTTGATCCTGAGACAGGTAGAAAGCGCGCTAAACCGAACGACGGGATGGGATCGGGTGTCGACTGGCATTTTATACGAAACCATGAGAATTCCGTGTGCAAGTCAGGAAAAACGTGTTTAGTTCTACCTGGTCTCGTAAAACATATGGGATACGATCAATCAACGTGGTTAGATCGTGAAATGCCAGAGTCTAATGAAGATAAGCGTGCCATCCGATGGAACGACATAACCAAAAGCAAAGCTGTGATTAAGGACATTAATGACTGGTAGATTAGTTACAATTTCATTTACTTCATTAGATTCTCCTGGTGGTGTTCCACGATGGTGTCGAGATTTTGCTAGTTGTTTTCCTGAGACAAAACACTATTGCTGGCAGGACTGCCCACTTAGCAAATTCAATGAGCCGATGGCTGAGTGGGATCGAGCGGCTGTCTTGAATGCCTGGCTTAGGAAGTTTGGTAAAGTAGACAAAGATGACATCTTCATCGTAGATGGATTCTGGGGCCAGGGCCTCGAGGATTTCCCAAATGTTATCTCAGTGTGCCATGGTATCTGGTCGCATCTCATAAAAGAAGAGGCCGACGCTGGCAAGAAACCTGACTTCCCTCTTAATCACGCGATGCAAGTGGGATACAGGAAGGGACATTTAAAACGAGGCGGAAAGCTCGTCGCTGTATCTCAGTTCATCCAGCACCAGATGCAGATCCAGTGGGGATTCGAGTCTGAAGTAATCAATAATGCTATTGATCTTGAGAAATATACTCCATCAGATGAACCACACTATTTAGGAAAACCATTCATTATACATGGTATAAATGATCGTGGGAATAAAAACAAAGGATGGGAACATATTGAATATCTTAAAGAGAATTTAGATGCTGTCATTTTATCTCTTGATGAAGCATCCGGTCATCTTGATCAAGAAGATAAGCATAAAGTTTTAGCAATGGCAGATCTCGTCGTCATCCCGTCAGCATATGAAGGAAATTCATATTTTGCATTAGAAACGTTGGCATGTGATGTCCCAGTGGTGACATATAATGTTGGATTATTCTATGAGCTAAGTAAACGAGATCATGATCATCCCTTTTGGCCAGCAAGATATGACGTTGGTTATATAATGCCAAGAATCTGTAGAAGTAAAGAGATGACATTGGAGTATGTAAAGTTAGCATTGGAAGGTTTAAAAGATTTTCCACATTCTAATTCTCCACGTTATGTTGCAAAAACCTATCAAGTGTATAATTTCCATGCACACTGGAGAGCCTATTTGAATAGGGAGTTTGGATATGAGTCTTCGAGTCAGAGTTGATGATTTTCCTGGAACGAAACCAGAAGAGTTCTTTAAGCACAATCTTGAGAACTTCAAGCGTTTTAATGACATCTTCTGGAATCGTGACATTTCATATGTCTTGGGTGTAATCCCAGGATATACAACTCCCAGAGATCTACAATGGCTTGCAGAGCAGGACCATATCACCATCGCCATGCACGGTGTGGTCCATAACGAGAGCCACCCAGACGAATTCAGAGACCACACATATCAAGATATAGAGAACTCCTTACACCGCATGAAAGATGTCTTTGAGAGCTCTACAGGCGCAAGAGTGGTAGACTATATTCCACCACATAACACAGTCAATGCAGACACAGTTCTTGCATTGTCTCGTCTAGGGTTCGAAAATATATACGGTGGTCCTGAGACAGATGATGAGATCAAGCGCTATATCACAATACAAGGGATGAACTACATTCATTCTGAGCCGCCATTAGAATATGGTAGATCTGATGAGCTGATGGAACGAGGTTCTGTTGAATATCTGCTTGAGAATGCATCGAAGAAAGACATACATCTTGCTCTACATTGGACATGGGAACACAACATAGGGCTTGATAATCTTAGAAACTATCTGGATCGACTCAAGAATCTTTTTTAATGGAAACTATCTGTTTAGTCATACCTCCTTCTCTCTTTCTTCTTGACGAAAGAGTGTTTCCATCACTTGGCATTCTCAAAGTTGCAGCATCATTGGAGGAACGTGGATGGCCAGTGGAAGTATTGGACTTGAGTGGGATAGAAAACTATCTGGAAGTTCTGACTATACATGCAAAGGATTCAAAAGCTACTATATGGGGATTTACGTCGACTACCCCACAGATGCCTGCGACTGCGAAGCTTGTAGATACTCTAAGGGTGGAAAGGCCGGACGCTGCTGTCATTATTGGAGGTCCCCATCCGACGTTGATAAATGCTGCAAGAAAGAAGGAAGAAAAGTCACGTACGAATGGACGAGCACATCGAGCATTCAGTGACTTAACGTGGATGTTTGACATAATTGTTGCAGGAGATGGTGAAGATGCGATTTTTGAAGCTTTGGATCTATGTGGTAAAAGCAAAGGGTTGGTTGACGGGGATGATCCAAAAAGCCCTCTCTTTCTTACGAATAAGAGATTAGGTGAGCTGCCGCCACCAGCTAGACATCTAATAGATTTAGACACATACAAATATATGATCGAAGGATTTAGCGCAACGAGCCTAATCGCTCAACTTGGTTGCCCATTTCAGTGTGGGTTTTGTGGAGGTAGAGAATCTCCAATGCTTAGACGAATTCGAATGCGCTCGATTCAGAGTATTATTGATGAGATGACATTTCTTCATGAGCAATATGGCTATACGGGATTCATGTTCTATGATGATGAGCTAAACGTAAATAAGAAGATGGTGGAGCTAATGAATGAGATCTCCAATCTTCAGGATCGTCTTGGCATCGAATTTAGATTAAGGGGATTTGCTAAAGCAGAGCTTCTTACTGAAGAACAAGCTAAGTCAATGTACAGAGCTGGATTTAGACAATTACTCACTGGTTTTGAATCTGGTTCCCCACAAATACTTGAAAACATCAATAAAAGAGCAACTCGTGATGATAATACTCGTGCTGTTGAGATAGCAAAGAAGTATGGATTGAAAGTCAAGGCTCTCATGTCAATTGGTCATCCAGGCGAATCATATGAGACAATTGAAGAGACAAAACAGTGGCTTCTAGACATGGAACCAGATGACTTTGACTGTACGATTATCACGACATATCCTGGCTGCCCTTACTATGATGAAGCAGTAGAGACAAAACCTGGAATATGGACTTATACATATGAGAAGACAGGCGATAGACTTCATGCTATCGAACTGAACTACAACGAGACCGCTGACTACTACAAAGGCGATCCTAATCTAGACGGCGGCTACCAAGCATATGTATATACAGATTATATATTTTCAAATGACCTTGTAACTGCAAGAGATGACCTTGAACGTTACGTTAGGAATAAACTTGAAATTCCATTTAATCAATCTACTGAATCAATATGTTTTGATCATTCAATGGGTCAAGGTTCATTACCTTCAAGTATCCTTAGAGTATCTCAAAACAAACGAGTTTCCAAAATGCCTAATCTATTACCTGTGATTGAGTAGCTATAAGGTGAAAAAACACATTATAATTTCTCCTCGTGAGGGAAGTGATTTCTCCATGGATCTCATTTTTGCCGGTCTTGTCAGGAGGTTTGGTAAGGAGAATGTAATCGATTGGCCACCAAGAGCTAAGCATCGTGAAGGAAAGCCAGAGCTCATTGGGCATGACGAACAGGACTACGGAGCCGAACGCAGATCTCTATGTTATGTAGAGGGTTGTGGAGACATGAAAGAATGGTCACGTTCTGAAATAATAACAGAGATCTTTTCGCACAATGTAGACGCTGTTTTCTTAGATGAGACAAATGAGTCGGCAGTGTATTGGCATGAGCTCTTTGCTCTGTATTCAGGAGTTGTAAGAACGGTTGTAATAGCAGGACATGATAGCTTTAGAGGATTGCCTAGAGGAGTTTTAGCTAGTTTTGGTCCCAATACAACAATGTTTGTAGATGATTGGAAGTCTGAGTATGACGAGTTAGAGAATACATACCTTACAAACCTCTCATGTAATTTCGATCACTTGTGGGATGTGGAGAACAGAGATAAGTATTTAGCAGACAAGAAATATGACATTTGTTTCATCGGCTATAATAGCAACCCAGCGCGGAAAGTGGTGATAGACCATGTAAAGAAGAAGTGGGGACATCTCAACAACTGTATTGTATTTGAAGAACGACCGGACATGTATGATGCTTTTGTACGACATGATGAGATGTTTCGTCTCATCGCCCAAAGCAAAATATGTCTTAATTTGCCCGGAGCATCAACAAATGGAAGGGCTCTTCGATACTACGAGATTCCATATGTTGGATCACTTATGGTGTCAATGAGAACGCTTGCTACTGACCTTGCTATGGCTCCAGCGATGGGGTTTTGTTTTGAGTCGTTGGAAGAACTGGACAAACTCATTCAGCAACGTCTTGACGATAATGGATATTGTGAAGATGTCGCCTGCCTTGACCATTATGGATGTATGGAATCGCACACCATCGACGCTAGGATGAACTACATATTCGAGGTTTTAAACAATGGTTGATTATATTAAATTTATTGCAAAGAGAAAGAAACCTGGAGCTCTTTCTAGATCTCTTATTCCAATAGGAAAAATTTCAAGTATGCTTCAATTGTTAAATGATGTGACGTCAATTGAAGGTGACGTTGCAGAATGTGGAGTATACAGAGGTGGTTCTGCATATTTTATTTGTGAATTTCTTGAATCTGTAGAGTCAAATAAGAGAATACATTTGTTTGACACTTTTACCGGCATACCATATTCTTCTTTAGATAAAAGTGATTCTCATAAAGTTGGAGATTTTTCTACTGTAGACCTTACAGATGTTAAGTCTCATCTCCAAGATCATAACGATAAGATAGACTATCATGCTGGTGAATTTCCTAGTACATTTAATAACTTAGATATAAGTAAGAAATTTTCATTTATCCATGTTGATTGTGATGTATATGATAGTGTATTATCATGCTGTGAGTTTTTCTACGATAGAATGAATTCAGGTGGTATAATTCTTTTTGATGATACAAATTCACCATCATGCCGAGGTGCACTTCGTGCCCTTAATGACTTTGTCAAACATGCAGGTATAGAATATCTTAGAATTAATAATGACAATCATTATATTGTTAAAGAATAATGAAGATACTCGTAGGTAAAACATTCGGGTTGGGAAATGCTGTCATGTGTATTCCAATGCTCAAGGCACTTCGCTCATTAAAACCTGAACGTCTCGATGTAATGATAGGTGATACGCCTGATGATTTTGGTGCTTATGATATTTTTAAATATTTGCTTAAAAATGGCATCATAGACAGTATCAACATCAACGTCTCTAGGGATTATGTCTATGATGTAGCCATAATGTCTATACCATTCGATGGAAGATGGAGAAATCAAGAACATTACAGAGCATATAGGGTCATGGACAGTAGAACAAGACCTGATCCATCTACTACTGGATTTATTTCATGGAAGAAACATGAAATAGAGTATCAGATGGATAATGCTCGTGAACTTGGATATAAAGATAAAGTTCCAGATTGTTCTTTTTATGGTGATGTAGATAGTAATAATTTCGATATTTATATTGGCGTAGGATATAAGAAAGATGCTGCGGGTTTTTGGAAGAAGAAACATTGGGGCAACGAAAAGTTTGCAGAGCTAATAACACTTTTATTGGATGATAATGGTAATAAAGATCTTACTATATGGTCAACAGGAAATACGTTAGATTGGGGTTTATCACTCGGACCAATTCAAAGATTAGTATCGAATAATAGATTTAAACCTGATATTACAACTTTAGATAATGCTTTTAAGAAGTTAAGTACTTGTGGATTATATATTGGAAATGACACTGGTATAACGCATGTAGCCGCATCGATGGATATTCCATGTATCGTGGCAAATTTTATAGAATATTCAGCTGTAAAATCTCATCCATGGAACAGTCACAGTTGTAGTTGTACTATAACAAAAGATAGTGCCGAAGGTCTTTCAGTACAAGAGATGTTTTCACATGTAAAAAACTTTAAGGGTTATATTGAGAGATATATTGCATTGGGTGAAACAAGTAAAGCTAAAACTAGAAGAGAAAAGAGCAATTTCTTTGATTTGTATTGTAAAGGTAAAGGGATTGATATAGGATGCGGACCAGATCCCATCTTGCCTGACTCTGAAAAATGGGATATTCTTCTTGGACATGGGGATGCAACTTTAATGGAAGGTGTCGAAGATGAAACATATGACTATGTTCATTCTAGTCACTGTATAGAACATACCACTAGTCCTATTCTTTGTCTAAAGAATTGGTTTAGAATCTTAAAGAAAGATGGTTATCTTTCAATACTCATGCCCCACAGGGATTTGTATGAACAGCAAAAAACACTGCCTTCTAAGTTTAATCATGACCACAAGGTTTTCTTTTTACCGAATGAACATGAACTACCAGATACATTAGGTTTTAGACAACTTGTTGACGAAATACTTGAAGAAGGCTCTTATGAGATCATTTATATAAACACGTGTGATGCTGGCTATCATGGCGTTCCAAAAATGCCAGATGGACATGCACCGTTGGATTCAGAATATTCAATAGAAGTTGTTATTAAGAAATTAAAGTGATCACACGATGGCAAAAGTAGAAAAAGTTACATGGGATGACACATATCGTGCAAATCGCACTTGGGGATATGAAAAATGGGTCGAAAATCTTGATGACTACTGTGGAAAAATACTTGTTCTACAGAAAGATAAAAAAGGCTCAATGCATTATCACATGAAGAAACTCGAAACGATGTACTTGAGTTCAGGACGTGTTAATATTCGCTTTAGAGATCCTTCAAACGCAGAAGACTATGTCATAAATCTTCATGTAGGAGATAGTGTTAGAATACCACGTGGGCAACAACACCAAATTATCGCATTGATGGATTCGACGTTGATTGAGTTTAGCACGAAACATGAAGAAGAAGATTCTTATAGAGTCGAGTTAGGATCAAGATGAAATATTTTGAAGATAAAGCCGACAGATCAAAACCTAGTGGTACGACTTTAGAAAAGGTAGCTAATCAAGAAGATATTTCTAAAGTAGAAAACAGCTTGTTTGTAATGTATAGACATTCATATGAAGCAGATATTCCAACATTCGATTTAGACATTATACACTATATTAGATTAGAGTCTCTACCAGAAGATTTAAGAAACCAAGTTCGCGAACACTTTGGATGGGATCCAAAATGAAGATTAACATGATAGGTGCTTTCGTTAGGAATGCTCCATTTGGCACTGAGATTGCATTCAAGAAAGGACTTGAGCAGATCGGTGTTTCAGTGTTTACATGGGATCCTTCACAAAAAGAATCTCAAACGCTACGTAATGATGCTGATGCAACTATTGTATTCAAAGATCAAGGAGAATATTCGCATGTTGTTCTTCGTGATATGAAAACTTTTGGTCAAACTGTAATTGAATATCAACCAGATGATATCCGTGCACCTGGCATCCGTGGAATGATGGAACACATGCGGGAGTTTTGTGATTATGCATTCACGTTTGATAAGGAAGGTGCTCGTGTAGCGAACGAGATCGGTTATAAGAAAGCCAAAAAATTACTTCTGACTGCAGATCCGGATCTCTATAGACCGCTCGGTCTTCTGCATGATATTGATTTTTGTTTTATTGGAAGTCTTTCGAATCCAGTGATGCACGAAAGTCGAAATAAGATGATTAGACTTCTAACTGCAGCTGGTCATAACGTGGTTGCTTTAAGCATTTTTGATCCAGAAATAATTAATGCTATCTATAATAGATCAAAAATCGTGTTGAATCATGCTACAGATGTAGGACAAGATTTTGGTTGGGGTTATGGCTACCAATGTAGACACTTTGAAGCAGGGTTCGCAGGTTCATGTCTTCTTTCCAATTCACTTCTTGATAATGATGGAGATGGGCCAGAACAGTTTTGTACTTTCAATTCAGAAGAAGAGCTTCTTGAAGATTTAAATCTTTTGCTTGATGGGTGGTATGATGGTCCAATCAACGAACAACAAGGGAAAGCATTGTTACAAGAACTAATGGAAGGACACACTCCACAACACAGAGCACGTGAGATCGTTCAGTTCATCGAAGAAGTGAGAGAATGCGATTAAATTTAGGATGCGGTTCTGATGTACGGGAAGGCTATATAAACGCTGATCTGCTGACATTAAGTTGTCGTGATGTAGTTAAGGTTGACTTGACAGTGTTTCCGTGGCCGTGGAGAGATGCAGAAGAGATCTTGATGCTTGATGTTCTCGAACATTTTTCTTATCGACTAACAGACACGATCCTTCAGGAAATTTGGTTTACATTAAAAACTGGTGGATTTGTTGAAATTCAAGTTCCTGACTTTGATCACTGTGCTATGGCTGCAATGAAAGACGATTGTCTTTGCAACGTATGCGCAAACAAGATGTATTCAGAAGATAAAAAATGTGCAAAATGCAACACGCCTTTCAATGATATAGCTCAAGCTGCTATGAATAGACTCTATGGCGGGCAGGATTATGAGGGTAACTGGCACTACACAGCGTTTACAAAGTCTCTTTTAGAGCATAAGCTCAAACGAATAGGATTCAGTGATATCGAATTTCTAGATAAAAATGAGAATGGTGAGACGTATTTTCAGAATTGGAACTTTAAAGTAAGAGCTTTTAAATCTGAAGATGCTTGGGGCTAAATATGGGCTGGAAGAACAAAAACGTATTAATCACTGGCATCAATGGTTTCATTGGCACAGCTCTTGCCAGAAGACTTCTTCTCGAGGGAGCTAATGTTTCAGGTTTAGTTAAGGAAATTAGCCATGCAGCTGATATTTTGTACCACGGAAACTGCAAGCTCTTCACGGGAGATATCTGCGATTACACGACATTAAGTGAGATAATCTCACTTCAGGAGATTGATGTAATCTTTCACTTTGCAGCATTTGCCATTGTTAGATCATCTTCAAAAGATCCAATGTCAACGTATCGTATTAATGTAATGGGAACTGTGAATGTTCTTGAAGCTGCACGCAATGTTGGTAGATGTAAGAGCATTGTAGTTGCTTCCTCAGATAAAGCATATGGAGATCATGAGGAACTTCCATATACTGAAGATTTTGCTCTACAACCAAAGAATACATACGATACCTCTAAAGCATGTATGGATATGATTGCTAGATCTTACGCGCATAACTATGATATGCCAATCTGCGTAACGAGGTGCAGTAATGTCTACGGTCCGGGTGACATGAGCTTATCACGAATCGTTCCAAATACAATCAAGCTAATTCTTGATGGAAAAGGCCCAATGCTTTATTCAGATATTGAAAGCATGGAGCGTGAGTTTATCTACATTGATGACGTAGTTGAAGCTTATCTTAAGTTAGGGACAGGATATTGTGCACTTAAACCAATCAAAGCGCCTCAGGGTGAAGCTTATAACATCGGTGGAACAGGCCCAGTGAAAATCTATGATTTAGCTGCCAAGATATCAGAGCTTATGGGTTCAAAGAAGAAACCATTTGTAAGCCGGCGTGATCCATTGTTTAAGGAAATTCAAAGACAGTACATCGATGCTAGTAAGCTTTTAACGATACATGCATGGAAGCCTCAAATAGATCTTGATGAGGGTCTTAAGAGAACTGTTGAGTGGTATAAGTCTTTTTACATAGATGGTGAATATAAGTGAGAATAGCTTTTGTAGGAATTGAGAGGAATTGGGAAGATCTCGCTAAACGTGATTATGTTTTTCAGTTTATTAAATGTCATCTTGAGCTTCCTTACTACTATTCTCTATTTGGTAAGAATGAAGTTGATATTGTAACAGATTTTGAGTGGGGTCCACAGACAACTCGTGACGGAGGATTATCATGCTTAGAGGTAATCCTGTATGATATCTTTAAGGAAAGAGATTATGATGTTGTTGTCCACTGGAGAAAATGGATTGATACTTGTTATAAATCAGAAGCTGTAAACGTAATCAATAGTCAGGACCACACATACGGTCTTGGTTGGTTGAAGACTGTCGAGAAAGCTACAGAAGAAGGCAAGCTTGATGGTATTCTCTGTTTTCCTAAGTGGCATGAGAATAATTTGGCAAGTGAGCTCTCACGCCTTACGAGAGCTCCCCAGCTCCTCCCTGGTGTCACGCTTGGTGTTGATACAGAGACATATCACCCCTGTGAAAAAGACCCTCGAGCGCTTCTGTGGGCTTCTGATATCGGGAGAGGCTTGCAGGGTGCAATAGAGCTTACACTGAAGCTTTTTCAGCGCGATAAACGCTTCAAGCTACATATTTGTTGGCCTGACTACACGAATGGCGGAGTCATCATAGATCATCCTGCATTGGAATTTCATAAGAATCTTGACAATGGTCCTGAGTTATGGGGATTATTCAATAAGTGTAGTTTTCTGCCGTATACTTCGACATTTAAGGAACCCTCTTCAAGAGCTCACAGGCAAGCAATGGCGGCAGGATGTATAGTGCTGTATCCGCCAAACATGGGAACACCATCAGACTTGATTACATGCGGTGTCGATGGCATCGTATCCCCTGTCAACAGCTGGATAGATACGATCATCGAATATACAGAAGATTCGACAGCATTCGCTTTGATATCAGATAATGCTAGGACTTACGCAGTGAGTGAAAACTGGGAAGTACAAGCAAAACGCTTCAATAAGCTATTCGAAGGTATGATAAATGACAAGCATTAATACACCCGATTTCTTGGATAACTTTAACGTTGCTGATATGACAGTCGGCATCGTTGGATTTGGTTACGTTGGTCAAGCAATTGAAAATTTCTTCAATGATCAGTGTCGTACCGTTGTCTATGATAAGTTTAAGAAAGTTCATGATACATACAAGCTTGACACACTTGAAGACGTTGTTCGTGAGTCAAATGTGGTCTTTCTTGCAGTTCCAACGCCAATGAACAAAGATGGCAGCTGTCACACTAGCATCGTCGAAAGCGCTCTCAGTGATATTAGAATAGTTGCCAAGAGCATTGATCGTGATACGAGTGAATTCGTCATCGTGATCAAGAGCACAGTGACTCCTGGGTTCACAAAGAAAATGCAACAGACTGGGCTTCGTGTTGTTTTTTCTCCTGAGTTTCTTACTGAGAAGAATAGCTTTGCAGATCTAGAAAATACATCACGTGTTCTATTTGGTGGTGATGACGAAGATACGACTATCGTCGTAAGATTCTTCCAAAAGAAACTGCAGAACAAAGCAGTCTTGGGGATGGCAGATGATCCAACGACATTAGAGATGGTGAAGCTCTTTACGAATACACTACTAATGACAAAGGTTCTCATTGCAAACGAGATTTTTCAAGTCTGTAGACATCTCGACGTTGATTACGAGGAAGTAATGCTTCTCACTTGTTTAGATCCACGTATTGCACGCAGTCATTTACAAGTTCCAGGACATGATGGACAGCTCGGCGCGGGAGGTCACTGTTTTCCAAAAGACATTAATAGCCTTAGAAGTGTCGCAGCAGAGTTCGGGACTGGTGAGAAACTATTTAGTGCAGTCATCGAGCGGAATCTTGAGCTTAGAGAGAAGAAGGATTGGCTTGAGATGAAAGGAAGAGCAGTTGTCGAAGACTACGAAGAAGATAGTGATGGATCTGGACGGGACCCTGTGTACTCAGGAGAGTTCGGGAACATATCATCTAGCACTACCAAATCTTGAGGTTATAGAGGAAGTCAACCGTCTTTGGACGAACGGCTGGCATGTAACGATCTTCACTGCTCGTGGCATGGAATCGTGTGATGGAGATGTCATAATGATTGAGACAATATATCGTGAGATGACAGAGAAATGGTTGAAAGACAACAGAGTCTGTCATGATCGACTCTTGTTTGGCAAGCCGTCAGCAGATTTTTATGTCGACGATAAAGCTATGCATCCTGCAGAGTTCATAAATTTTAATGATAAGTAATATCGTATTCACGAATGGTTGTTTCGATCTTCTGCATGCTGGTCATGTAGGAACGTTGAGATACGCAAGAGATCTGACGGGCGGTCGCTTAGGTTCTGTGGTAGTTGGATTGAATAGTGATGTCAGCATTAGGAAGATCAAGGGCAACGATCGCCCAATAATCTCTCAGTGGATGCGACGTGATATGCTCTTGGCGCTTAAGTATGTCGATCGTGTCATGATATTTGATGAGGAAACACCCTACGATTTAATAAAGAAGCTAAACCCAGACATCATCGTTAAAGGCCCTGAATACCTGAATAAAGATGTTGTGGGATCTGATATTGCACGTATTGAAATAGTGCCTAAATCGTACTGTGTCGATATATCAACGTCGAAGACTATAGAGAAGATAAGGAAACTATGAGTAGAATCCTAGTAGTTGGTGACATAGTCATAGATTGCTACACACACGTTACGACTTCTCGCATGGCGCAGGAAGCAGATATCCCTGTTTTTGATAAAACTGGTGTGAAAGAGCGTAGATTAGGTGGAGCTGCAAATGTAGCAGCAAATATCAAAGCACTTGCTGGAGATAGTATTTCTGTAGATCTAAATGGAATAATGAGAGCTCTAGATGCTGATCTCATGTCAGATAATGATCTTAACGGGTGGATGGTCTGGGGAGATAGTTTAGAAAAACATAGATACGTCTGTGATGATAAGATAGTGTGTCGTGTAGATAACAAAAAGAAGTTTGATCGAGCATATAGAGAACATTTTGAAGAGTGTTTTGAGCTCAGTCAGCACTATGACCTGATTGTCATATCTGACTATGACAAGGGGACAGTAACAGAAAGTGTCACAAAAAAGATTCTAGATTCTGGTATTCCCGTCGTTGTTGATTCGAAGCGAAAAGACCTGAGAATATTTGAGGGAGCAAAGTTCTTAAACGTGAATGAACACGAATACTCTCTTCAGGTTTCGAATAAAGACTACACGGCCGTTGAACGATTGTTTGACTTTGTCATTGTGACACTTGGAGAAAAGGGAGCTCAGCTTCACCAGTGTGAGAGCTCAAAAAGCGATGATAAATCGTACATGGTTCATACTGAACGTTTTTCGACAAAAGAAGCAAAACATGTTGTAGATGTCACTGGTTGTGGTGATACACATACTGCAGCATTTGCGTTAGGGATTGTTAGAGATCCACAAGATATTAGAGGCGCAGTTAGATATGCGAATGAGTGTGCCACATTAGCAGTAGAGAAGTTTGGTACAACGAGGATTTCAAGATGGGATTTTTCGAGGAACTTGCAAGAGTAATAAAAAAGTTTGGTAAGAGAAGACCACTCACTCCAGATACACAACTAACAGAAAACTTCAAGTTGGGAGAGTTTGTGACAAATGATGACAGAAAGACTCAAGTCCCACTTCAGTTTGTCGACAATGTCAAAGAGCTTGCTAAGAATCTTCAAGTAATTCGTGACCATGTCGGTACTTCTATCAAAGTCTTTTCAGGGTATAGAACGCCTGAACACAACGCAGCTATAGGTGGAGTGAAAAATTCCAAACACATGGTTGCTAAAGCTGCAGACTTAAAGTCTCTTTGTTCTACGGCTAAACTCCATGAGTTAATTTTGCTACTTATCGATGAAGGAAAGATAAAAGAGGGTGGAGTGGGACACTATCCTGGTCGATTCGTGCACTACGATATAAGAGGCACTCGAGCCCGATGGACCGGTAAAGGAAGATAAGTCTTATAAGCCATCGGTAGGGTTTACTTATGGTTTTGCCAATGGTATAATTGAGTAATGGAGAATACACAATGAAATTAGGACCAGATGTTCTTATCGAGATCGTTTCTATCGTACAGGGTGGTTTGTTTGCGCAGACAGACATATCCGATTCACTTAGAGATATTGAGTTATCAGTGGACAATGACGAAGTCCTTCATTTAAACTTAGATTATCTTAAGAGAAAAGGAAGAGTTGTTGGCGACGGCGAGGAACTGTGTTAGATAATGCCGATATATGCCTATAAATGCTCGAAATGCAAGATAATTGTTGAGATTCAACAGAATTTAGACAAAAAGAACCAACCGATGTGTTGTGAAGAAAACTGCAACATAGAGATGGATCCAATTATTTCGAAGTCTAATTTTGCACTCAAGGGATCTTGTTGGGCCAAAGATGGGTATTCCAAAGGAACGAAATGACTGCAGTTATAACAATTTTATTTATCGTGTCAGCATTGGGGAACGTTATTTCGTATTTTATTACTAAGCGCTTCATCAAGCGCACGATACAGTTTGATGAATTGTTTGAAAATGTCATGGACGATATCGACCTTTTCAATGAATATTTTGAATCACTTCTTGCTAAATCGACCTTTTCAAATTCACCAGATATCATGCACTTGAATCGAAATATGACTTTGATGAAGGGACGATTTGATTACTACGCACAAGTATTCAATGGTGTTAGAGTTGGACGCGCTCTTGCCCCGAAAGAAATAACTGAAGTAGAAAGACCAATTGTTGTAGATTAGATTATGCCACAATATTTTACAAAAGAAACTGACGAGTACATTAAGAAATTTCTTAAGACTGAAGATTCAGAAAATAAACATGCTCTATTCAATGAAGGCATTCGACCTGCATTTGAGAAACTGATCGAGAATCTTATCTTTGTGTACAAATTTTTTACAATCGATGATGTCGAAACTCTTAAGCAGGATTGCTTAGCAAACTTGTATGAGATGTTACCGAAGTTTGATCCTGAAAAAGGGACGAAAGGATTCTCTTATTTTAACGTCGTAGCAAAGAACTGGTTTATCCAAAAGACGAGAGAAAGAGCGAAGAAGAACAGGATTGAGCGCGAATTGCACGTGGGAGTCGATAGTGATTCAATACGTGACAATCCCTCGATGACATATTCTCCACATGAAGATGACGTTCTTGAGCAGGAATTCTGGAAGAGTCTCTTTACTGAGCTTGACTTCTGGCGTTCAAAGCTTGTCAAGAAGAATGAGAGAAAAGTTTTAGAAGCCGTGATCTTTCTCATGAGTAATCCAGAACTAGTCACTATTTATAACAAGAAAGCAGTGTATCTTTATTTAAGGGAAATGACTGGACTGAACGAGAAGCAAGTCGCAATGAATCTTAAGAAGATGCGTGAGCTTTATGCAAAGTGGAAGTCAAAGTATTTTACTGAGGGATATTAAAGATTGTGAAGCAATCAGAAGACTATATACTGAAGGCGCTAGAGAATATTACAGCTGATAGAAAGCGTCTAGAAACACTCTATGATGAGCTCAATGAACAAGGTGCAGCTGATCCATTCGTACGTCAGGCTATCAGTGATAATCTTGTGAAGATCGTTGATTCTCTCACTAAGCAGACTGGCCAGGTAGTGGAGCTTGCAAAGCTTAAGCAGAAGCTTGAGAAGCCAGAAACTACAGATAATAAAAATCTTACGAAAGACGACAAAGATAGTCTATTTGACGTAATTGAAGCAAAACCACTGGGGAGAACAGCAGATGCCTGATCTTTCTGTATGTGATGTTGATGACCTTAAAGCTCGTGTAGCAGCATTGTTGATTAGTCTGGACGATAAGCTTAAAGAAGCTGGTCCTCTTCTCGAGAAGATTGGTCGTTTACGAGAAGAGGTTCGAATCATCACAGATGAACTAGAAAAGAGAGGTGGAGACTAGATATCTTAGATGGCTAAAAAATTCCAAACGATTGAGAAATTCCGAAGACCAGAGGTCTTTCTCTCAGAACTCATCAATAAAAGTGTACGTGGTGAGCTGTGGGATAAAGATGAAAATGTACAAGTTTGGTGGCGCGCCGTCGTTATAGCAATCGATGTAGAAGGTGGACTGTTAGAAAATCCAGAGGGTGAGGGTGGACTAGCGCATGTCATAGACAAACGAGAATTTGAAGTACCAGCGAATGTTGGCCCGTTGAATCCGCGCAATAGTATCAAGGCACGCATCATCACTGCTGGATTAGATCAGTATGATGATGATGACTCACTTCGAGTATTTTGGCCAATGTTCCCTGATCATGACGCAATGCCAATCAAACCAGGCGAGCACGTCTATGTGACCTTCGAAGATACAGACTTTCAGCATGGATTGTGGTTTGGCAAAGTCCCAGGTCACCAGAATGTAAATTATTTTCGCGGTCAGGATTCATTTGAAGCGAGTGAAACAGCTCGTCTTACATCTCTTTATGATGATTCTGCAGAATTAGCGGAAGACAATACAGCGCTTACGACAGATCGTGATGCAGGTGAAAGAGTCGTAAGCGCTGCTCTCACAGTTCTTTTTGGAGACTCTTAGACATGTCATATGATATTGTTAAAGAAGAAGTTCCAGGATTCATAAGACGATACGGTGATAGAGTTATTGAAGGGTCAAATAATGTCACAATGATTTGTGGCGCCGATAGAGCAGCGCCCGGAGAAGCTCCTCTTGATTCAGGTCATGGGCATATAAATGCTCCTGGTGAGGGCAAGAGTGCAGGTTCGTGGCACTTGATTGCTGGTAGATCTAGCGTTAATCCAAATTTTGACACAGACATGTCATATATCTACGTGTCCATGAAAACAGATGTCGATAAGAACCTGCAAATCGAAGACTTGCCAAGTAGAGAAGCTGGCACGAACGCAAATGAAACTCCTGCAGCAATAATAAAGTCTGATTCTATCAGATTCGTTGCACGAAAGGATTTTCGCATTGTCGTGGGTGATTCACACATCATTGTGAAAGATGGAAAGATAATCCTCGAAGGTCCACAGATATATCTCAGCAACAAAGCGATAGAGAAAGTTGCAGAAGCTGTGATACGTGGAAAGACATTCACTCAGGACTTCAAGGGTCATATTCATCTAACACCAACAGGACCTTCGAGTAATCCTGTACCATCATCGATACCGAATATCATATCGAATGCTCATCTATCAACATTTGTAAAAGTGGATGGTAAGTAGTGTGCCACTCATCAAGCAGAAGCTGGTCGATGGATTTACAGCACTACAGAACAATCCATCAGCGTCGAAGCTAGATGCCGCTCGACGATGGGCAAAGGTATACCATGACTATGCTCAAGGAGCAGTCGCAGGACTGACGACGCCCTCAGGACTAGTTAAAGTGACCATTGAGTCACAGCTTGCCTCAGTAGGGTTTGGACAGTTTTTCGCTAGCCTTGAGCTAGCTATGATATCATACTGGACGCCTGCAGTATGGGCAGGTCCTGGATTCACCGGTATCACGACATCCGCTATAGGTGCAGCTGTTCAGTTGGGTATAGCTGCGGGTATCATTCGAAATATGGAAGATAAAGCTCGCGCCGCACGTGAACTGGCAGCCGCTCTCCATAGATACACGACCACAATTGTGGTAACAACTACTAACATATCTACTGGAATTACAGCAATAGTTAAACTAGCTTAAAGCGCCATCTTAAAATACCGTTCTGACATCCTACTTACGGTAGAATGTCGATCGGATTTACTGTACCATTCAACGTCACGACTGGCTCGCTTGGTCATTTCCAAGTAACGGAGACCGAGCTTGAAGCTGTTGAGAACGATATACGCTCAATCCTTATAACAAACTGGGGCGAGCGTGTAATGCATTTCAATTTCGGATGCAATCTCCGTGAGTTCATCTTCCAGCAAAAGAATAGCAATGAACTCAGGGGACAAATCGCAGATCGAATCAACAATCAGATGGCACTTTGGCTTCCATTTGTTGAATTAAATGAGCTCAATGTACTATTTTCAGATGACCTACCTGAAATACCAGAGAACGGGATCGGCGTAGTCATGGCATACAGGCTAACGAGCAAACCAGACCTTCAGGGTCGTTCGACATTCATAGTTACGACGTAGTGGAGACTAATGTAGATGGCTGAGTTTCTCAAAGATAAGACGATTAAGTTCTTGAATAAAGACTTTGATGGTTTCAAGCGTGATCTTATTAAGTTCACACAAGCACACCATAGCGGAGTGTTTCAAGACTTCAACGAATCATCTCCAGGTATGGTACTACTTGAGCTCAATGCATATATCGGTGATGTGCTATCATTCTACTTAGATCAATCATTTAATGAGCTTAAACAAGAGTCTGCTAGACAAGAAAAGAATGTCGTTTCATTTGCAAAAAGCCTAGGTTATAAACCAAAAGGTCCGCGCGCTGCCCGCGGACAATTGCATTTCATGGTTGAAGTGCCATCGACATCGAATACAAAAGGTGAAATTATCCCTGATGACGTTTTCTCTCCACGACTAGTCAAAGGCGCCCGCGCCAGCAGTAACAATGGTCAGCCATACGAGTCGCTTGAAGATATTGTGTTCAGTGCTTCAGATGGTCGTGAAGTCACGGGTTCGCAATTTGACAGCAATACCGGTCTTCCAACACATTTTGCGCTTAGAAAGTCTGTTGAGGTCATTGCGGGTGAAACAAAGTCAGACGCATTCATACTTGGTGACTTCGAGCAATTTAAAACAATTGAATTATCTGAACAGGACGTACTAGAAGTAATTTCAGTTACTGATAGTGATGGAAATGAATGGACAGAGGTTGATTTCCTTGCGCAGGATACAGTATTTGACAGTGACACGAATACAGGCACAGATAGCAGTGAGGTACCGTACACACTTAAGCTGCTTACTGTTCCGAGACGCTTCATAACTGATAGAAATCCAGAGACACGTAAGACATCATTGATATTTGGTTCCGGTGACGGCATTAATTTCGATGATGAGCTCATTCCAAACCTCGCTGACCTTGCACTTCCACTTGCAGGCCGCAAAACGTTTACAACATTCCCTCTAGATCCACAGAATTTCCTAAAAACGCGTAGTTTGGGGCTTAGCCCATTCAACGTGACTGTCACTGTCCGGTATAGAGTCGGCGGCGGCAGTGAAACAAATGTAGCAGCAGGCGCAATAAAGAATGTTGAAAATGCAACACTCACTTTCAGCTCAACAAACCTTGACACAGCCAAGAAATCAGCGGTTAACAACTCGATTGAATGTATTAACCTAACAAAAACCGACGGCGGCAGTTCAATTGAAACAATTAGTGAAGTAAAAGCTAACGCGGGCGCGTTTTTTGCAACGCAAAATCGCGTTGTGACTAAAGAGGACTTTATTGCGAGGATTATGACGCTTCCTGAGAAATTCGGGAAGCCTGATAAGGTCTTTGTTAAGCGAAATAACGCTAATTCACTCGCACTTGATATGCATATTCTAACAAAAGACCAAAATGGACAGCTTGATGTCGCATCTCAAGGTCTCAAGAAAAATATCATGAGATATGTATCACAGTTTAGGATGATTACTGATGGTGTTAATATCCTCGACGGTGATATCATAAACTTGAAGTTTGATTTTGGTATTGTTGTAGCACCAAAGTTCAATAGATCAGAGGTTTTAGCCAAGTGCTTGTCTGTAAGCAAGGATTACTTCGATATTGATAGACAGCAGATTGGTCAACCAATTGTCTTGTCTGATCTATCTGCTGAATTACAGAGCGTGCTGGGCGTGATTTCAGTTTATGAGTTAAAATTCAGGAATGTGTTTGGTACAGTAGATGGTTTTGGCTTTTCGCAGTCGAGGTTTGACGTCCAATCACAAACAAATAATAACATTGTTTACTGTCCAGATAATGCGATCTTTGAGATCAAATACCCGAATAAAGATATTTCCGGTGTGGCAAAATAATGGCGATCTTCAGAATATACCCTGAGAAAGACACATTTATTACGAATGTGCAGAAAAATGCTGTACAGATGACTGGATCAAACTTCGGTGCATCTGAGATACTTGAGATCTTCAAGAAGAGAGGAATTTCTGGATCTTTGACAGTAACCGCGACGGCTAGTCTTGCAAGGACACTACTTCAGTTTGATTTATCTGGAATAGCTGCACTCACAGCATCTGGTAGAGCTCCATCAACCGGTTCTACGTACGTGCTTAGGATGACTAACGCGATCCACGTTGATACGGTTCCAACAAGCTTTGATCTTGACATTATACCTTTGTCACAATCCTGGACAGAGGGTGTTGGTATTGACCATGAAGAATATCTCGATAAAGGAGAGGCAAACTGGGATAAAGCGACACGAGCAATTCTTTGGACAACAACTGGAAGTGATTTCCTTACGACTTCGATTAATACTGCATCGTTTGTAACAGGGAATGAAGATATAGAGGTTGATGTAACAAATATTGTAGGTGCTTGGTTAACTGGTGGTCTTCCAAATAATGGTTTCTTACTCAAGCTCACAGATGCAGAAGAAACTGATAGTATCAATTACTTTAGAAAGAAATTTCATGGTCGTGAAACAAATTTCTTAGATAAAAGACCATCCATTGAAATGAGATGGGATGATTCACTAAAGGATGATAGGGATAATCTTGCTTTCGATGCTTCAAACACGTTATTCCTCTACAATAAATCAAAAGGAACTTTAGCAAATATTGCTGGAATCGGGACATCCGGTGAAGTCTTAACAGTAACAATCCAAGACCCAAGCGGTTCATTTATCCAACAAATATCTGGATCTCACACTGGATTGACAGGAATATACAGTGCATCATTCACATTTACGTCTGCATCATATTCTGGTTCAAGATTTAATGATGTTTGGCACTCGTCAAGCGTATCATATTTAACTGGTACGTTTACACCATTTAAAGATGGTCCATTCGAGGAAAACAAGCAAGAACAGCATGTCGTTAGTGTAAAGAATCTTAAAAAAGAGTATGAGTTAAATGAAGATATTCGCTTTAATCTCTTTGTTCGTACAAGATCCTATAATCCTGCAGTTGTACTAACAGGATCTCTTAAAATGGGCAACACTGTCATCACAAAGGGATATTATCGTGTTGACAATGCACTTACTGAGAAAAATGTAATTCCTCTTGGCACAGGAACATTAGAAACTACTAGATTGTCATATGATAAGAATGGAAACTACTTCAAATTCTTTATGAGCAGTCTATCACAGAGAGAAGTGTATAATCTCGTGTTTTTCTTTGAGATTGATGGACAACTACAAAAAGTCAATCAAGACTTTAGGTTTAGGGTCATATAGTGGAGTTCAAATACAAGACAAGAAGAGAATATGAAGATGAGCTTCGAGGAAGCTGTGAAACATACTGCTTAGAATGTAATGAATTGTCTGAAAAAGAGTATGATGAGCTCGTGGATGAGTTTATTGAATTCTGTGAGGTGAGTGGAAGTGGCGAATGATCTATTTGATCTCTTTAGAGATCAGTTAAAAATTGAGTCCGGACTTGTAGCCACCGATCCGCATACTCTTGAAACAATTTCTAGTAATGAGGAAGAGCAAGGATTAATTCTTGAACGTATTTCTAACCTTGAAACGACGCGTCTAAAGATCGACTATTCTGATTTTGACAACTTTGTATTCTTCAACTCAGCACTTGATTATTTCAATATTACTGGTGAGAAGATACTCAATGAATATCCTTTTGACGGGACATGTGAAAACATTGAGAGATTCGAAAATGACTTAGACCAATATCAACAACATGTAGTTAAAGCTTGGCCGAAGTCTGTTGGTCACTTAAGGATCGATCCAACGATTGCTAAGTCATACGTCGCCATTGAAGACATTGGCAGTGAGAACGGCAAGGCAAAAAATGGTCTGCTGAGTCCTGGAACCGGTTCGCTGACTGTTGAGATGTGGTATGAACCGTCTGTTGCTCTAACGGGCACAGACGATTTCCAGATGCTTATCCAAAAGATGAGCGGCTCATCATCGACGGAACGCTACGGTTACTCTCTGTTCCTGACTGGCTCAAACATAACATTCATGGTAAGGTCAGGTTCTGTTGCAGATTCAGTTTCAACACCATTTGCTCCTAGTACTATTCAATATGTTGCAGGTATCTTTAATCGATCATCGTTTACTGGTTCAATTGCGATTTTAACAGGCAGTCAAACAGAATTTCCAGTCATAGCCCAGTCTGCTTCAATTAATATACATGAGGCCCTTGACATTCCTGCTGAGAATCTCTACATTGGTTCTGGTACATTAGAACTACCGGCCGTTACGGCTGGATTAAATGTATGGTTTACAGGATCTATAGATGACGTAAAGATCTGGAATAAGGCACGAACTATACAGGAGATTAGCTCATCATTCAATGTAAAACAATTCGCACAGAAGAACCTCAATGCGTTGTATAGATTCAACACAACGGGATCAGCATTCGAAAATGAAGACAACAAGATTGCTCTCGACTATTCAGGTCATGGATTAAATGGTCGTATTCAAAACTATCACAGTGCACTAAGACACAGCGGCACATTTTTGGTTAGAGAGGATCCAGATCTAATTCTAAACCTCAATACTTCGGATATATCAGAATATATCGCTGTGCAGCAGGCATCTGGAAGTGCTTACGACAGACAGAACAGCAATAAAATTACCGACATGTTGCCTGAGAATTTCTTTAAACTTGAAGAGCTGCAACAGGGTCAGACAGATGTTCTTAAGAACTTCGTCCTCATCGCAGCTCGTCATTACGATATAATCAAGTCTAACATCGATCAGTTTATCAATGTTCTAAAAGTTAACTACAGCGATTTCGATCAAACACCTGACGCATTACTTGACGTTGTTGCGAAATTCTTTGGTTGGGAGTTTACTGGCAACTTCTTGAATACTGATGCATTCCAATATCTGATCGGAAGATCTGTGCTCAAGAATGTTCAGTCGAATGAGGATCTTGATAAGAAATTATTTGAGATTAAAAATGAGTTCTGGCGAAGGACACTCATTAACCTCATGCACTTATATAAAACGAAAGGTACACGTGAGAGTGTTAAGTCTCTTCTAAGAGCATATGGTGTCAATGAAAATTTCGTAAGATTAAAGGAGTATAGTCACCAGCCAGAAGTGAGCATTCAAACTAAACGAATAACGGCAGATAAATCAGTATATGCTCTTGGGTTCGGGTCAGGATCGGTTCTTAGTCGTGTTGAAGCTAGGTTTCCACTAGGGGCAGGATCATTTCAAGGCACAGGTAGTTTTACTCTAGAAGGTAGATTTAGATTTCCTTTAACTTCCTCGACAGATATTCAAGCAACTCTCACAGAGGGTTTTTTAATGTCTACAGGCGATTTCACTGCAGCAACAGGTATGGGGTTGTGGTACCATAAAGATAGTGTTGGATCGCATACAGGAACTCTTGCTCTTTCTTCTTCTGATTCACTTAGTCTTAATATAAAGACAGATAGCATAGGGATATTTAACAACGAGTGGTACAACGTTGCTATTATTAAAAATCAATTGAGTTCATCAATATCGATCGAAGTACGCCATATTGATGAAAGTGGAGATATAGATTTATCTGCCGTGGGAAGTTCTGGTAGTGTTGAAAGTGGTCAGATATTTGTTGGAAAATGGAATAGTATTACAGTCGGCGGCATCGGTTCGGATACACATGGTGTCGGTTCATCACTTGGTAAAACTACACAGAGTCAGTTTTGGGCTCAAGAAATTAGATATTGGGATCGAGTTTTAACGAAAGATGAGCTTGATGATCATGCTATAAACTTTCAAAGCTATGGCGTTAACGACATTAACGAAAACCTTAGTGATCTTAAGATTCACCTAAGGCTTAATGGCGGAGATGAAAGTGTCGGTACTCTTATCTCAGATATCGAAAATCTTGCAATACCAGATCCTTTAGGTTTTCTTAATGGTCTATTATTTGCTTCAGATCAACAAAGTTACAAGAAGTTTTTGAATAGATACCACTATATCGCATCACTAGACTTTGGATGGAATGAAGATAAAGTTCGTACATTCAATACAACGACACTAAAAAGATCCGATTTCGTTAATGACTTGAAGATCGTCAGTCTAGAGTTCAATATGATCGATGCATTAAATGAAGATATCGTTCAGATGCTTGTATCACTCGACGAATTAAACCAAGCAATCGGATTCCCGGCAAACAAGTATCGAATTCATTATGATGATATTCGAATACTTCGAGACAATTACTTCAAGCGTCTGCAAGGTCGTTTGAACTTCACTATTTTTGCAGATATGCTTGAATTCTTCGATCGAACATTTATCGAGATGGTGAAGAAACTAATTCCCGCTCGTGCATATTTCATCGGCGATGAGTTCGTGGTAGAGAGCCACATGCTAGAACGTCCAAAAGTGACATATGAGAGAAGGAAAAACCAAGAAACACAATTTGTTCCTGAGGGTAGGATTGAAGTCTGGACGAGATTCGGAAGAAACAAAGATAAGTCAGGTAAGAAATTCCCGCTTTTGATCGGTGGCGGTTCATAGTATAATGTCTAGACCTGGTGGAAGATTTCCTTCTCAGACTGACGCTCCGAGTACATTTGTATCTGGATCAATAAAGTCTACATCTACAGGTGTGCCCGATAGCATAAAAAATGATCTTGAGAGAAATAAAAACGAGTTTGGCATTGAGGTTTTTCCATTCACTGGAGAATAACTGTACATGTTCTTTGTTTTAAGGTAATTAATCAGAATGGCGCAATCACAAATTGTCATAAATGGTATCACAGGTTCATACTATGAAGCTGTCATAGGTTCTGCAGTAACTCTCGATAACGATGGTGATGGCGGTGAGTCAACTATCTTATGGGTTGCAGCTACAGGTAGCCAACCATCAGGCAGTTATGATGGATTTACTGATCCGGTAGCATTCAGTACAACTCTGACCGGAAGTAAGGAAGGCAATTATCTTGTTCTCAATATTGTCGACGCAGATGTCTCTCTCACAAGTTCAGCAATCATAGCATTTAGGCACCAGAAGTCAAACCTTAGTTCTCCTGCTGCAGGTGAGAAGACAGAGAGATCAGGTAGCTTTGGTTGGGCTCGAGCTCAGCAGGAATTAACATCTGTAGTCAATGACATGCTCGGTGAGGGCCAGTTTGTTGTCGGTCTTGCACAGGAAGCTCTCCAGAGAGGTGATCTCATCAGGCCGTCTGGTTCGCTTCGAGTCCAACCTGGGTTGCCTGGTGAGGAGCGCTTACTCGAATTCGCTAAAGTGTCAGGTGAAGCGACTGGGAGCTTCCAGAGCAGTCTCTACGTGGTGGAGGGCACGTCAATTACAGGCTCTGACATTGTGGTGTCTGGCTCGACAGCAGGGATTCCAGGAGATCCAGCTTCTGGCAGTTTCTTTATTGCACGTCATACAGGTCTATTCGGACCGCTAACTTCATCATTAGATGCAAAGATCGGTGATGATGTATTTGCTCGATCAGACGGTATCATTAGTCCATTCCTCGATGTTGTAGATCGTAAAATTGGAACAATCATTGATAGTGGATCTGAGGGTTATTACATTCACTTCGATGGAACGGCAGATTCTAGACCGGGTGGTGCAAGTGGGTTTTCTATTGGAGCGCCGATCAATGGTGGTACAGCAAATCGTGTAGTATATGAAGATGGAAGCAACCAAGTTGCTGAAAATGCGAATCTTATATTTGATGGCACTGATCTCACATTCGGTGGTTCAATCCAGGCGGCCGACGCCAACGGCCCGGCAATCCTCAACGAGGCGGCATCGACGATCAATCCGACTATCATCCCGGACAGGGCGAACCTGACCACCGGACTGTCGAGCGCAGCGAACAACCTCTATTGTGTAGTGGCTGGCTTACCAAGACTGACGTTTGGCAACATCTCCGCCACTGCAACGTTTTCGAATCTGGCTAGCGTAGGTATTCTTCAGGCGACGAGAACCAGCGGAACGCCTAATGCATTCAAAATCACTGGAGCACCACACACGAATCTCGCAGATGCGGACGCGACCAGCGCGCTGTTCGACCTGTCACCGTCGATCAACTTCGTGGATGTTACCACTGATCAAACAGCAGTACGTATCCTTGCACCGACGTACACAAGTGACGACGGCGGTGGCGACACGATTGCTGTGGCGTCCACACTGTTCATTGATGCAGCACCGACTGGTGACACAAACGTAACCATTACAGACCCGAGAGTTATCAACGCAGCACCGGACACGGATTCGACTTTCGTCTTCGGGCGTGCAGCATTTTCCTCACCTGTGACAGATACCGCATATTTTAGCCACTTCGATCAAAGAGAAGATCTTACACACTATGCTGTCAGGGCAGAGGCTGGCGGTAATACATCTGTCAACGGTTTTACGCAAATAACCTTCGCTGTTGGTGGCAACGCTGAGGTCTTTGTAGACAGTTCAAGCATGAGGCCAAATATCGATGTGACCGGTCTAGACCTAGGAACTACATCGCGACACTGGGGTGATGTCTACGGCGCCAACTTCTTTACGAAGGACGCCAACGGCCCGGCGATGCTCAATGAGGCGCCGGCGTTTAATAACCCCACTCTCTGCCCGGACCGCTCCGACACAACTGGAGGCATCGGCGCCGTCGTCGCTGGCGCAGTCTCGATTATCGCAGGCGGTATCGAGAAGATGCGCTATACGTCATCAGCGATATCACTGAGGGACGACGTGCTCGCAAGCGGGTTTAAAATCGAAGGAATAGGCCCTGACAATGTCGCGGCTTCTTCGACGGATGCCGATGTCGGGTTGAGCTGCACGAATGACACAGCCGCCACCGCCGGTGCACAGCAGTACAGCCCGATGTTCATGCTTGAAGGTCAAGGCTGGAAGACTAATGTAACTGCCTCAAGCCAAGAGGTCCAATTCGCACAGCAGATCATTCCAGTGCAAGGCGCAGCAAATCCGACCGGCGCATGGCACTTGTTCAGCAACATAAACAGCGCTGGTTTTGTCGATCGCTTCTCTGTGGATTCAGCAGGTGACGTGAGTGTCATTGGTGATATAAGCGTGGCTGGTACATACATCGATGTTTCGACACAGCTCGAACTTGGTGGTGCAGATGAGATCGACGGCAACAAACTATCAGCGTCATTTGGCGTGCTTGCAACAAGCGGTAGTGTGACACCGGATGCAGTAACGCACGGAACAGTGTGGGATTTAGTACTTAGTGAT